TCTTGGTTTGTGTCCTCATCACTTGGTAGTTCAATGGGTGTTTCAGTTTTCAAAATGTCCTCAAATGTCAAAATGTGTTCGTATAAATCACTATCTATACAAACTTGAAGCATTTTCCTTACTTGTTCTTCTGTGTATAGCTTCATTGCTCACCTCCTCCGTAGGTTTCGTTGTAGTATTGTTCACCAGTTATTGGTAATGTACTTTCAGGATAATCAATTCCATGAACTGTTCCTTTGTTGTATGCAGTTTCAATTCTTTCTTTCTCCATTTCTTTGGCTTGGTCAATTACTTCATCTGGAATTTGTGCAGTATCACCATATTTTCCGCATTCAATTAAGAACCACTCCACTGCCGTTTGTTGTTTATTGTTTGTCATAGTCTGTATTTTTTATCAATTAACTCTACTACATTCCAAACGAACAGCGTTACGCCACACAGTGTCCACATCCAATGTCTAAAGCCCCAATGTGTAGTAGGCATGTGTTCTAGGTCACTTCCGTAGGAACATCCTTGTATTTCATAATATCCTCTTTTGACCCCAATAATTTTACCCCCTTGACAAACCCAGTCTCCGAAGAAGTCTGGGAATGTCTCTGGAATGAATGAGAATAGGATTACAATTGCAAAGATTGCTATTAGTCTTAGTTTAAGTTTCATGGTTTAGACATTACATTAATAGCGTTAGTAGAACCACTCATTGTAAACTTATATACATCAGTAGTGCAATGAGTTTCGTTAACTCTTACTATAGCAGAAGAACATTTCTTAAAGTCAGCTAAGAACTCTTGTTGAACTAGACTAAGAATGTCATCTACTAAAAATACAGTGGTGTTGTCACTTGACTTTGAAGATAAAAAATGATAGCGTTTAGATTCTCCGTTAACAATTAAGGCTACATCTACTGAAAGTTCTTCGTCACAGAAATAACTACCAGTTATGTAAAAGGCTAGTTCTGTACCTACTAGTTCAAGTTTAAGAATTGCTTTCTTATCTGTTGATGGACAGTAAGCTATCTTATAAGGCTCATCTAAATTGTTGTTGATTGTTTTGGCTACCCATTGTCCGTAACTTAAGTTAGAGACAAGTAAAAAGGTGATAATTAATAAGTTTTTCATAATTGGTTTTTATATTGAGTTTCTAAATTGGTCTACTTTTCTTAAGTCTGACTTAACTTCACTTTGTTTCTGGTGTCTTTCCTTCCACTTGGTTCCTCTTAGTTCTGGGTTATGCTCCTGCAACTTTCTTCTTGTGCGGGTAATTAAATCAGAGGAAACCAATCTACCTTCTGCCATAGCTTTTATGAAGTCTAGTGCTGAACGTTTAGCTAGGTTAGGGTAATACTTATAGTAGTAGGTAGCTACCAAAAACATGTCATCATCTTTAGTTTTTGGGTACTTTGTAAGAAGTGTAGTTACATTGGCTGTAACATCGTGGTCGAAAAATTCTAATTCCTCGTTCATAGTTTTGAATCTGGTGGGTTAAAGGTTTCTTTTACTTGCTTAGAAATAGGAATAGGCTCTCCTTCTTCATCTACTCTTACAAAAGTCATACAGGTCTGCAAAAGAATAACTTCGTCTTCTCTAAATACATTGTATGCTCTTGCTTCTACTCTAAAAGTAGCAGAGGTGTTACCTATTTTAATCATTTGGGCGTAAATCTTAACCAAGTGTTTCTCTTTGGCTGGTTTCTTGAATACGCACTGATCTAGTGAGATTGTAATCATGTTTTGAGTATGGCATTTCTCCATTGCATAGGCGGCTAATGCTGCGTCTACCCATGCAAGGAGTTTACCACCAAAAAGATTACCGTGGAAGCCTAAATCAGACTTCTTTACTGGGTGTGTTACTAATAAATCCATTAGAATATGTATCTTATTGTGTTCCAAGGAATGAACTGGTCGTGTAAATCAGTCCATTGTTTAATGTACTTAGCCTTTAAGTCATGTCGGTAACGAATGTTTTTACCTCCATACTGACTTATCTTGTTTTCTTGTATCTCAGGTTGCCACAAAAGATACTCTCCTTTAGTTCCGTACATAAGGTTATGCTGATGTTTACCCTCGTTGTGTGTGAGGAAAATAACTTCAGCTTTAACTAAGTCTTTGTACTTTACATGCTCTTCTACCTGTTTAAATAGATACTCGTAGTGTTCTAACCATCTATCGTGTACTATAACTGGAGAAAAGTTAATGTGAACGTCATAACCTGCTTCTATGAATCGGTCTATCGCTTTTATCCGATCAAGTATAGGACTGGTGTTTGGCTCTAAAAAATCTGCATAGTATTGAGGCATTAAAGAAAACCTAACTCTAACTTTACCTTCAGGGTTGAACTCAAGTAGTTTATTGTTTACGTACTTGGTAGCAAATGAAGCCATAGCTTTAGGATGTTCTTTGAAGAACTGTAGAATGTACTGCCAAGGATAATACCTAAGATGTAACGCAAAATCTTCATTACAAGAGATGTCATACGTTATATACTCATCATGTGTTTGGTTAGGTTTATCTACTACGGCAAAAGTGCAGTGGTTGTTTATCTCTGTTAGTATATCATTGATATTGGTTGCCACTGTTAATCCATCAGGCTGGTGTCTTTTCATGTAGCAGTAGGAACAGTTGAACAAACAGCCATAGCCGAAAGAAGGACTAATGAAGTCAGTCGATCTTCCGCTAGGCCGTATGTCAAATGTTTTTCTTACAACTTCACGAATTGGTTGCCTTGCAATGTCCAATCTATCCATTTTATTTTACTTATGTCAAAGTCCTCTAATGATTTTGCTACCCAGGTTTCGTCTACCGTGTTCTTAAAGCACAATACATGTACTGCTGCTACTTCATCTTTGTTTAGACGAAGTGCACGGCCGATTTTCTGGGAAGCTTTCTTCTCGTTACCGTAAGAGTGCATGATAACAATGTGTTTTAGATTAGGTACAGTAACACCCTCACTGAGTTGTTCTACTGCACTTAATCTAGTTACTTCACCACTAGCAAACTTCTGTAGGTTAATCTCATTAACTGTCTTAGAATTCTTGGAGTGGTGAGAATACTGACAGATAACATCAGCTTGTTCTGTAGTATTGGCAAATAGTAAGCACTTTTCAGTGGGAGGCACACGTTTAGATATGAAGTCGGTAAAGAACAACTTAGTCTTGAACTGTTTAAGGGCATTTAGAAGGAAGATACGCTTCATAAACACCTGCTTGTCGCTTACTGCAGATTGAATCTGACTCTGCAACCAGCTATAGTTCTTAGCTTCACTTGTAAGAAAAGTTTTATTTCCCTTCCCTACTTGTATGTTGTTTGCTGTACCTAGAGGTAAGGTATGAACAAAGATTCTGTAGTCGTTTAGAATCTCTTCACCTACAGCCTCGTCTACACCATAAGTATACTTAATGGGATAGTACTGCTCCATCATCTGTCCTTTCTCTCCATAGGTGTACTTTGGAGGTGTACCTGTAAGTCCTAGTATTCTTCCTGTAAAGTTACTTAAGAACTCATCATGAGAACTCTTAGTGTTGTGTGCTTCGTCTAGAATTACAATGTCATAATCTTTTGGATTATGTTTTGTTAAAGAGATATAACTTGTAAAGGTTATACTTTGTAACAAGTAGTCCAAACCAAATTTTACTGCATCGTTCTTCCATGACTCGAAGATTGTAAGCTTCGGAGCCGCTACTAATACTTTACCACCAAATTTGTTGATGTACTGTAGACCTATGTAAGTCTTACCTACACCCATACTAACATGCAGTCCTGCCCTTCTTGATGACAAGACTGCATCTAGTGCTTCTTTCTGAATTCTTTCTCTAATTTCCTGACTCATGTTTGGTCATTCCTTTTAAGATAGCTACGTAATTACCTGCAGCAGCGTATCTACCGTCTATATTACGAAGATAACGATTTTGTATGTGAATATAACATCTAATGTTATCTTTAAAGGACTTATAACTTGCATGGTTAAGATGCTCTCCTGCTACAAACTCACACTTGTGCCACTTGATACCAAATAGATTTTTGTTTTGCTTACAAACCTGTGATTTGTAGTTGCCTGACTCAATTCTAGCTTGAGCTATGGCAATAGAAGGTAAGACACACTTGTGTTTTACCAGTTCTTTTAGAATAGAACTGTCAGTCATTGATACATCTCCGATAGTGATTGTGTCGGTAGTGTGTGTATGTATTTTACGAATGCTTGGTTCTTTTGCAATTAATACACAAATAATAATTACAAATACAAAATTTAGTAGCAAGGAAAATTTAGCTACAATGCCTAGGTTACTGACTTTCTTTAACTTAAGGTCATCAGTTAGTTTGAAATATGTGTTTTTCATAGTACTATTTTTAATGTTTTAGATTACTAATATAGTATATTAAAGGGAAAAGAAAAAAAGGGAAGTACAATGACTTCCCTGTAGATTTAATCAAAAGCCTTCAATAGGAACTGTTTAAGTTCAGTTACATTGTTCAATGCAAACCTTAAGGTGTCCTTGTTAGCTGTAACAAAACGCATCAGTTTTCTATGATGAGTTCTAGTGTAATTAACCTCATGAAACAAGTTTACGAGTGACATGACAAAATATCTATTAGCTGCACGATCCATACGTGGCAGTTGGTTTAATATTTCGTTGATATCAGACATCTTTTGTTCACTTGATGCTAAGTTTTTGATTCTAAACTTACCTGTTTTGATGCTGTTAGCTCCTGGAGTACCTGCTTTTAAGTCTAAGCCTGCACAAATAGCAGCAATCATACTATACTCTAGGTCATACTTTTTCTGTAGTTCTAGTAGAGTTACGTAGTCACTATGTATGTTTGACCAAGCTACGATGTAATCTTTCAACTGCCATGCCTTAGAAGAAGAGTTAAGCAAAGCAATTTTCTCTACTAAAGAAGGCAAAGAATCAATACAGATTTCTACAACAGGTATCTCTGTAACTTTCAAACTCAAGAGTGCAGTGTACAGATGCTGACCATCTAAGATGTAGTAATGAGCAGTTTTTGACTTATACTTCAGCTTAACTACAACGATGGCTCTTAGATTACCCATTTTAAGCATAGACTTGCTTAATTTGTTGGCTTGTGAGGCAGCGACTTCTCTGTTTAGACTCTCAAATTGATAGAGAGGAACATCAGAAGAAATGAATTTAAGATTCTTAAGAGGATAATTGATGTCTTTACCAATCAATTGTTCATACTCTAGTTGAATCTTTTCGTCAGTTGTTAGAAACTTACTAGTTTCGGATGTGTCTAGTACCGCCTTAAGCATTTTAGCTGTATTGGCGATGTTCTCTGGAAATGTTTTCATATATTTTTTTTGTTAAGTTCAGTTAAAAAAAGCCCCTTGATTTCTCAAGAGGCTTCATGGCTAATCAATCCATCCCACAGTAGGTATTATTTCTTTAACCATACGTAGTTGCTCTATAAAGTTACAGGGTGTAAACTTGGGATACCCAAATCCCAAATCGCCTGTTTCTCTATAGCTAGTAGGAACAGTAGTTTTCACAGGAATAGTTACTTCCTGCTCTACTGCTAACCTATAGGTAAGGTTAACACGTGCTTCACGCTTATCAGCCAATATGGTATCGACTGTTAAACTTCTGAACATGTCACGAACTTCCCGTGTGTGGATGAATTCAAGTTTGTCTAGTGCTTTCTTAATAGAACGCGCTTTAACTCTGAAGAAACGACTGGTATCAACTTTCTCATAAGTTTTACCGTCAACTGTTTTAGATAATCTTTTTCTCATAGGTCAGATATTAGTAGAAAGGGAAAGAAAAAATCCGACCGAAGGGAGGAATAAAAAAAGAAATAGTCAGTCGGTTAAGACTGACTATCTATGAAAACCACATAAGACTAGACAATCCCATGTGGTTCTTCTTAATAACTAAAACAAACTCTCTTCTACGCTCACCGTAGTTGTAGATTTTACTTATGGTTTGTTCCCCATAACCTGTTGACGTGCACATCAGAGCAGGGTCCATTACAGCTATCCTTGAGTCATTAATGCTTATGGGTAGCTACTTCCCATAAGTCAAGTCTTCTTTCAATAGTGCTAACCTATATTCTGTAAGAGAGTTTGTTTGGTAGCCCGTAGAGGAGTTGAACCTCTGTTTCTAGGATGAAATCCTATTGTCCTAACCGCTAGACGAACGGGCCATTTTTACTTCCATCTGCACTCAGTTGTAACAGTAGCTCTTTTACAGTATTCTTTCTGTGTTCTAAGAAGCAATGCTTCACAGATACCTTCCTGTCGTTCTGTTGGAAGAGAGCACCCTTCCGCTTATTTTGCTGTTACAACTGCTCACCCTTTGGAAACTAATTAAGATTGACTGGTATTCTGACGAGTGTCATTAATTAGTGTGGTTTTATATATATCCACGTGAGTTATGGTGCATTAAAGTAACACAAGCCGTTGATATCCCTTTAGGGTCACAACATACTATTCTTGTGTTGAAACTGATAGTGCAGTTACTCTGACGCTATGAGAACTTTACCAGATAACCAGTAAAGTCAGAGTATAAAGGAAAAGAAAAAAGAAAGGCCTATAAGGAAGAGATTAGTTAGCCCGTAAGATTGTAGAGCCGCTTAAATGGATTAATCGCACACCATGGCTACTGTTAACTAACTCCCCTATATAGAACAAGTAACCATATATAGAGTAATACCCGTAGATATAAAGAGAGGTATAGTAATGTCCTATAGAACCGTATATAGCCTTAGGTTTAGTTTATCTATATTAAGTCGTTGTCAGTTATCTTAACCTAATGCTATTTAGAGTTAAGAGTTGAAACTATGGGGGGAGAAGTCCCCATCTCTCTAATGCATTCATTATCAATTAGTTATGAGAATCAATTCTTTGCTTTTTGCTGTAGTTTAGTGCACAAATATGCAATTCTCACAGGTGTAATTAAGCATTAAGATGCAAGAGTAGTTACTTCTTCTCTATATAGAGAGACATGTAATTAAGAACTGAAGATGTTAGAGTAGTTACTTTTTTGCCCGCCTTGGTTCCTACTGTTATTGTCTCTCTCTATATAGGGAAAAACAAAAGCACCCCGAAGGGTGCTCTTGGTTAACTGTTAGAAGGGAACATCGTCCGCATTCGCAGTTTCTTCTACGGGAACATTCTCTGTAAGTGCAGAGAGGTCCGCAGTAGTACGCTGTGCGACAACCATTGTCTTGTCAGCATACTCTTTTGTGTCAGGGCGCAAGAAGCACTTACGATACACGAAATTACCGCGTCCGTCAGTTACTCGGGCCTTTGTGTCTCTGTCTAACTTGTAGGCAGATTCACGCACGATGTAGTTACCGTTAGCGTCCTTTTCATTGATGATTTTGTAACTAACGGCTTCGTTGAAGTCAGAAGTTTCAATGATTTGGATACGCACGGCACGACCGAATACAGATTCCAAGTTTACAGGGCTGATGCCGTTTTCTTGGAATTTGAAGGGTTCTCCCGAGGAAGTGTGCGAAATGTCGTCGGCTTTAATACCGAAGGCTTTTTCGAATACATCCATAGAGAATGTGTGAATAGCGGTACGCAATAAACGAGATTGCAAACCGAGTGAGAAGGCGGATAGTGAGTCGGATTCTACGCCACATAGAACGCTAACGGAACCTTTTCCGTTAACCCAAGCCGAATAAGCGTTAACTGTGCTCATACTGAATAGTAATTAGGCAGTAAAGAAAAGAAAAACCCCCGTAGGGGGGATATCGTCCGTAAGGCGTAAGACCGTTAAACGCAAATGACCGACCGCAGGGAGGTCTTATTGGTTTTGTTTAACTTTTGTTTGTCTTAGCACGGTGGATTTTTTGACTAGCCCTGTTTTGTTTAACTTTTTGTTTAACTTTTGGCTTATGAAGTTCCACAAAGTACAAGATTGGTAGAGGTGATTAACTAGGCAAGATGGTAGCGTAGTCCCAGTCATTGAAGGATTGTGGTACAGTAGTATAAGTAGGAAAGAAAAACAGGTGCAATTTTATTAGGAGACCAAGATGTTAGCGTATTCACATAGTTGTACCAAAGGAGTCAGTCAGACTCCCTTGGATACACTATGAGACCTTTTGGTGTTAGTTCCGCTAGATCCTCTACAAAGCCGTCAACAAGTGTCTCTATTAGAGTGTACTTGTCGAAGACCATTACTAGAACTACACCGTGGTGAGTTTTAGTTGCTGTGTAGGATATGGGATGCATGTCTTTTACGACATTACTTACAAAGGTTGAGTCATCTGATGTCATCTTCAATGAATCATTGACTTGTTGTCCACATGCTGTACAAGCCATGGACAAGAATAGGATTACGAATAATGTTCTCATAAAATAGGAAAGAAAAACGGGGACCTTAGTCCCCCTCAAATGTTGAGTTTTCTAATGCATTGAGGTCAGATTCATTCTTCCCATCTTCACAGCATTGTTGGCACATGTGAAATTCATCACATTGGCAGGTCAGTTCAGGAGAGATGCTATACATAGCATACATGTCCGAGGCTTCTTCAAAGGTCATGTAAAAAGAAAGAAAAAAACCCCCGAAAGGGTTCTAGTTAGTCTTTGCGTGGTCTACCTCGTTTGCCTTTGGGCTTGTCACACTCTTCGGGTGCTACTGGTATTTCAGGTTCCACATAGTCCCAAGGCTTACCGAAGTACTCGAGATATGTTCTCTCCATTTCACGTAAGGTAGCACCAACGGCTTCTTGGTACTTGAATTTCTGTGTTAGCGAGTACTCGTCTTGTAATTGTCCTAGCATTTTAGAAAGAGTATTCTCTTTCGTTTTTTGGTAGAAGTCAAGTTGACGTTGGATAACACGGCGCATTTCTTTTTCAAGATTCTCTGCATGTTTTTGAAGCATGTCGTTAATCAACGATTTAGCTTCGGGTGAGTTGGCTCTCATAGCATGACAGGCAAGAAAAAACCCTGCATGTGCAGGGTCTACTCCGAGTTAAGGGTTACATCCTCCGAAGGTGTCTTCCTCGTGAGCCTTTCTCAAGTCGATTTTGCCGAGCACTTTTGGGTACTCTTGCTCTTTGACGTCAGGTCCGTAGAAGTCCTCTTTGCATAGGTCGTAGTACTCTAGGGCAAACCCTATGTTTTCTAGACCATTCTCTATTTCCTGTCTATTTCCACCATACACATAAGTATGATTAATGCCTTCAGAAACTCTACTAATAGTAGTCAAGAGGGCTTGTAGTTCAGGTACACCGTTCTCTGATAGTTGCATACCTAGTACACGACGCAGAAGGGCTGTGTATTTGCCCTTTTCGATTTGGATTAAGCTGTTATTCATAGCAGTAGAGAAAAGAAAAAACCTTGCGTATGCAAGGCTTTCAGTTAGTTAGTCTTCGTCTTCATCGTCGGGTAGATCATAACAAAGGTCATAGGCTTTACCGAAGTATTTATACCCCAGTCTAAGAAACTCAAGTTCTTCTTTTAACTTGTTCATTTCTTCTTCTGTGTAGGGTACCTCCTCTACGTCTTTGGTTTGATATGTACCTCTCTTGATTTGAGCACGCAATCTAATTGATGCTGTTCCTGTTAACCACATTAGTTCCTCGTAGATTAGGTCTCGTACTTTGTCTGTTTGCGTTAGTTCTTTGTCTATCATGTAATAGGAAAGAAAAAAGGTCTTACGACCCTTTCTCTATCAACTCACGGCATTTCCTAGCCTCATGCAGTAGATCTACTACATTGGATAGGAACGACCGTTCAAGTCGAGCTAGTGCTTTGTGTGAGTCATTGTCTGACTCATTAAGTTCTAGTTGGATATCTACCACGATAGACTCCAATGCATCGAATACATATTCATATTTCTCCATAGAACAGGAAAGAAAAACCTCTACACCTGATTACCAAGATAAGATTATTGCGTAGTCCCAATCGCTGTCCAACCTGCGTCGATTAAAAAGGGGCGTTAGCCCCTTGATGTTAGAACTTATTGAACTCGTTGTGCCAATATCTTTTGTTTGACTTGCTACAACTGTGACCACGACCTGATGCGCAGGACATCAGTCCCACAATCACCACTGCTACTATTAGATATCTCATACAATAGAAAAGAAAAAAAAAACAATGCTACATGAAAGTAGCATTGTAGTATCGAACCCATTCAAGTTCAGTAGCTGGTTCTGTCTTTACGACATTCTTCCAATTACCAACTTCATTCTTGGGAACTATCATCTCTTCGAGATAGGGTTCACAAGCAATGTCTTCAAATGGGTTATCAGGATTCAACATCGTTGACATCCTGATAAATAGACGAAAGTATTCCATAGAATAAGAAAGAAAAAAAAGCCCGTGAGGGCTTTCTTTTACTCCTTGTTAGAGAAGTACGTAAGCGTTGCTACAAGTGATACGAGACACATCAGTACTGTGATGTTGCCTAGTATTCCTTGGAAGCAACTAGTGAAAGTGTTATGTCCCATCAAATATCCTATACTAGCGAATAATGCGCTCAGGATAATAGAAGTGACAACAGCGAAGGCAGGTGGAAGCACTACTGTCAGCAATGCTTTTCCGATGATTTTGTATGTACTCATAGCACGAACGGCAAGAACAACCCGTCGTTAGACGGGTCTTCTCTTCGTGTGTGCCATGTCAATCCAGGTCAGCACTGCAATTGGCACCATCCATCCGAAGGCGAAGACCCACTCTACGACCTTGGTGAACTCCTCGCCCCAATCCGCGACCATTCCTGCTCTGAAGTACACAGTCATGAAGCCACTTGCTACTACCCAAACCAAACCACTGATTGCCGCAATGGCAATCAATGTACTCTTTAATATTCTATTCATAGAATAAGAAAGAAAAAACAATAGGACTAATGTCCTATTGTTTCTTACTTACAATGACTTTGACTTACAATAATAGTAGGCATCCATAGCATCGGATGTTGTTTCATCCCAATCTACTCTTGTCTCTAGTTGTGGGTTCTTCTCGCAGAACTCATTGTAAGTCATTCCTTCTGTGTAGACCAATGACTCGTCATTGTATGCTACTTGCGTGATTGTAATCTTCATGCAATCAGCAAGAACAACCTGCCCCGAAGGGCAGGCTCTCTCTCTAGAACGGCAGCTCGTCGACCTCTTCTTCTCTTGCCTCGAATGGACTTGCTGCTCCTACTATCATTGGCTCGTCCTTCACCCAACCATACTCACCCCAAGTGTAGTAGAAACTACTGTAATCCATAGCATACTCAGGCATGTACTGGTTCTCGTCTGGATAGTATACAGCATACTCTCTCATCATTCCCAGACGAACGATGCCTCCGTGTCCTTCCACTTGGACTTCGATTCCATCCACATCAAAACCCATCTCGTTCCACTCTGTTGCCATGGCTTCCGCCACAGCAACTAACTTTTTAAATTTATCTATCATAGCAGAAGCAGCAAGAACAACCCCCTTTCTGGAGTTGACGGGGGTACGTCGGCATTGCTTTTTGTGACGGGGGACTTCAATTCTACATCCCCCACCCTCTTATAGATATGGAAAATTTTGGGGTATATGAAAATTGGGGGTTGAAAATTTTGGGGGTGATTTGGCTGTTGAGATGCTTGGGACCGAAATAGGTAAGATTAGTTACCAGGAACTACATCGTAGTAGTAGCTATCGGTATCTTCTGATACCCATCTGTCTGATTGGTTTTCTACGCTTGGTAGTTCTGTGTCTACTTTTATAGCAGTAGGGTAGACGGGAAAGGGTTTAGTTACCCAGTTAGAATCTTTCCAGAATATGCGGTTGTTAGGCATGCATAGTAGGTATCCCTCATCTGCTACTAGTATATGCCCTGCTTTATAGTCGGAAGGCTCATCACTGTATGGGTTATTGTACCAATCTACTGTAAAGAGGTAGTTAGCCCATACTAGGGTTTTGTCTTTAAGGATTACTTGGCATCTATGTTCGCTTAGGAAATCATAATGGACTATGCTTACGTTTTCACTAAAGCAATCCCATAGTTGTTTGAAGTGATAAGGGATGTCGGACTCAGGTTCTTTTAAGTAGAGTTCACTTATAGGTACTCTAGATCTTACCATACCGTAATCAGTAATAACGTGAAAGGTAAGAATTTTACCTGCTACACTCTGTATGGCAAAGGCGTATACGTTGTCGTATTCTAAATCTTCAGAGTTCTTAGTAAAGTAGGAACGTTTGACTAGAGCCTTGAAGTGTGGGATGTTAGAGTTTAGCATATTAATAAGTTCTGATTAGTTTAAGTATATCGTCTTCAGTTTTTACCCATCCGTGTTGAATAGCTTTAGTTACTGTGTTTTCTATTTCACTAATTAATCTTAACTCTTTAGCACTTGCTAGGTTTCTCATACCTGTAATGTGTTCTCCAAATACACGCATGTTAATCTCACGTGCGTAAGTAGGGTAGTCTGGTTTTGAAAGTAACTTACAGATTGCAGCATTCATGGGTTTGAATTTGTCTCCTGCATCCATTCTATCAAAGATTAAACTATCGGTCAACCAAATAATTACTTTAGCATACAGCATAGGATTAAGCTCCATAGCAAGTAGAGTCCAAATGTAAGGATCACATACTACGTTTCTGTTTGTTCCTCTTCCTGTAGTCTTCCAGACTCCTAATCCTTTCATTACGGTTATAAGTCCTTTACTTTCAACAAGTTCGGTAAAGTTAGGAAATCCTAAGTTTATGAGATTGCGCTCCTTAAGTAAATGATAGACTTTCTCTTGCGTTCCAGAAGCTTGTAAGACCGTATGGATATTTCTGTCAGACCAGCCATGCATCCATCGAGCTTTCTCGTAGGCTTGTTGAAGATCCGTCACAGACATAAATCCATTCTTTGTTTCTTGTCTTACAGTAATACCAAAGACTTCTCTGTCTTGGGATTTCATTGTTACATTTGTTTTCATCACTTACAAAGTTAGTGTATAGATTACTATACATAGATTTATGTAAAATGTTTTATCCACAATAAAGATTACTAGTTTTTTCTTATTGTAGTTTTACGATGAAACTAGTGTTTAGCTATGTTTATCGTAAATAAGCGGGTCCCTGCGGGGTTCTCTCTATCCTTAGTTGTTAATAACTTCTTCTTTCCTTTCTCTTGATTTTCTACTTACCTTTGGGGGACTACAGGGGGTTAGGATGACATACCAAGTAAACTGTAGTTAAATCCTTGGGTCCTACTAGTAGTTGAGTTTTCCTTATTAAGGGGTAGTGTGCCTTGTTGGTTTTACCTCTTGACTTTAATCTGTAAAGTGATATATTTGTAGTAAGTATCTTTAACTATGAGAGAAAGGCTTCACTTAATGGGTAATGGCTATGCTGGTGAGCTGGTTAGTCTTATAAAAAGTAAGAGAAGCGAGAATGTAATGATGAGTCCTTATGACTTTAATGTAATTAGAGCTAAGGTTCACTTACTAGATGGGGTTAGTTTGAGTGGAAAGGAATTGTACATTGAGTCGGTTGATGGGAACTATACAACGTATATTGGAATTAGTTCTACAATGCCGAATGGCAGTATGTACTTTAGCGATCCATACAGAACAGTAGCCTATCTGCTTTATGACGGCATAGACGAGAATGGATACTTAGTCACAGAAAATGACGAAAGGCTTTTGATATAATGGCAACCAAAGAAACAAGAACATCCCAATTACCTCAAGCAGGGTCTTTAGCAAGTACTGACAAAGTAGTTGTTATAAAGGCTGGTATTACGTCAATTGCTGATGTGGGTACAGTTACCTCTGCTGCTTTCTTGGGAAAGACTACAGATGCATTGCCTGAAGGAGGAAATCTTTACTTTACAAACAGTAGAGTTAAAGCTAAGGTCTTCCAAATGATTCAAGCTGGTACTGGTGTTTCTTTTGCAATCAACGATACAGCCGAAACAATTACAATCAGTGCACTAGGAGATGTAAGAAGCGTCAATACCAAAACAGGATTCGTAAGTTTGAATACAGACGATATCCCTGAGGGCACTACTAATAAATACATTACCAATCCAAGAATTGATGCTAGAGTAGCAGACTTGTTAAAAGCAGGTGCCAATGTTACTCTGAACTATAACCCAGGATTGGGGATATTGACGATTAATAGTACGGGTAATGTAAGAAGTGTAAACACGTTAACAGGAGATGTTATACTCACTACTGATACTATAACTCAGGGAGTTAGTAATTTCTATTATACAGAAACAAAGTTTGATGCTTCGTTAACTACCAAAACAACAACCAACTTAGCTGAAGGCACTAACCAATACTTTACTCCAGCTAGAGTTCGCACTACTGTCCTTACGGGATTTAGCAGTGGAGCCGATGCTCAAGTAGAGGGAACTGATACTGTATTACAAGGTTTTGGTAAATTACAGACTCAAGTTAGTTCTGCTAAAAACACAACAAACGCACACATAGCAAATACGTCTAATCCTCACAACGTCACTAAGGCACAGGTAGGATTGGATAACGTACCTAACGTAAATGCTACAATTGCTTCAAACATAACAAGTGGATTACTTCCAGATGCGAGACTATCGGCAAACGTAACCCAACAAGGAAATACGTTTAACGGAGTAAACCAGTTATTAAAATTAGACGGGTTAGGAAAGCTTCCTGCAATTGATGGTTCTCAGTTGACAGGATTGATTTCTCAAATCGCTAATCTTTCAGACGTTCAACTCACAGACCTACAGATAGGACAAAGCTTATCCTACAACGGAAGCAAATGGGTCAACTCTGCTGTGACGGCAACTGTACGACACGATTATCAAGGAGTGTATTCTTACGTAGGAAGAGCACCTCAGTTAAGTTCTGAAGGGGCAAACGTTTGGAAGATAACAAGGATTCAAGTCCTAACAGATGGTAACGTACTAATCACCCAAGCATTGAGTGTGTCTTGGAGTGGCAGATTAACACATACATATTCATAAATTAGAAAATTAGAAAATTATGGCAATACAATCAACAAACCCAACCATTGTAGACGGAGTAGAGTATCCTCTACTTCTAGTTAACCTAGCTATATCTCCTCTAGTTCAAGAAGGAGGAATCATCGGTGCATCAGTTGCTATGCGTTTGACTCCTTACAGAGACTTAGGAGGAAACATCGAACAACTTCCTGACTACGCTAAGGCTGTTTCTTACTTTGACGTGTTCAAAGAAGCCGAGTCAGACCCTGAAATTGCTTCTGCGGTAGGTAAGATAATGGAAGGTCTACAAGAGTTTATTACTGATAAAGGACTTTAATTATGGCGTTAAGGGCAGCAGTAGCGAATGGAAACTGGAGTAGCACAGCTACTTGGAACGGGGGTGTTGTACCTACCGTAGGAGATGTTGTTGCTTCTAACGGATTTACTGTAACCATTAATCAGAATATAAACGTAGATTCTATTACAAATGCTGCACAAGCTGTAGTGGGAGCAGTTCCTGATATGACTTCTGCAACTACACCAAGTGGTATTGTAACAGCTAGTCAATCAGAAACAGGCCTTCGTGCAGCTTTTAATGCTTTTGAGGGAGATTTTAACACAGAGTGGTGGCCTTCTGGAGCAGCATGGATAGCATACGAGTTTCCTACACCTAAAGCAATTGATCAGTATACTGTAGGTACTTATGGAGGTACAGGGAGTTGGACATTTGAGGGATGGAATGGAAGCACTTGGATAGTGCTCCACACTGTTGTTAATACAAGTTTTGGTTATACCTCACCTTTGATTGGGAATAGCGTTGCTTATATCAAGTATCGTTTAAACTATAATCCAAGTGCACCTAGTCGATTACATACTATTCAATTCTATGAATACCTAGGTACATCAGCAGCAGTAGCAGGAGGAACATTTATACTTAATGATGGAGTAACTGTTACATGCACAAACGCTACCAAAGGACTTGCAGCCCAAAATACAAACTCTTTAAATCTTCTTACATATTCTGGAACAGGAACGGCAACGATAAATGCAAACGCTTTATATCAAAATAACACTAGTTCTAGGGATATTTTATTTAATAGTTCAGGTACATTGAATATAGTTGGTAATTTTAAGACAAACGTTACTTCATTTCAATCCTCAATTGCTAAAACTGGTACTGGGATATTGAATTTTACAGGAAGCATGGAGATGGTTTCTGGGTATTGTAAAGTTCTTGATTCTACCGCAGGAACTGTGAATATTACAGGAGACTGTACAATCACTTTTTGTAATGGTAATAGTGGATCATTAATTAATTTATCTCAAACTACAGCTAATATTTCTGGTAATTTGTATTTATATAACTGTACAGATAGAGTAACAATTTATGTTATAAGCAATAGTAATAATTCTATTCTTACAATTACGGGGACACTTACTGCTCAAGATCCTCCTACCCAAACAGCAAGTGGTAATTTTGTAATAAATAATAGTGCATACTGTAAAGTTATAGGTGCAATTATTTGTTTGTACTATAGAAATCAAGGATATAACTCAACTTCTGCATCTGCTATAAATATACTAACAGGTCCTTTTGTTAGTGGACCGAATGGAGTACAACCAATCTACGTCACTCGTATGCACTACCAAAGAACTATGGGTTCTTATTACGAGTTTAGAGATAATTCTACCAATGGAGCTTTACCTCCTGCTGCATCTGCTCCTGCTACTAGATTAGTTAGTCCAGATACAATAGCTGATTCTCCTATTCCTGCAAACGTAAGACAAGGAACAGTTTATTCATTAGGTTCACAAACAGGCACAATGATAGTACCTTCTCCCTCTAACGTAGCCAACAACGTACCTGTAGACAACACAGTAGGAACAGCAGTTCTTGACCCTACTGCTATATGGGCTGTCCCTTTGACTTCCATTAACACGCTTAATAGTATAGGAAGAAGAGTTAAAAACGCTGCTACAGTTGAAACTACTGGAGCACAAATTCAAACCACATTAAATAATAATCCATAACAGATTATGGCACTAAGAGTAGCAGTCGCAACAGGTAACTGGTCAAATCCAGCAATATGGAATGGAGGTGTACTTCCTTCTGCTGGAGATGTTGTTGCGTCTAATAACTTTACAGTTACAATAGATCAAAATATTAACGTTGATATACTTACGAATGCTGCACAAAGTATTGTTGGGATGGTTCCAAACATGACTTCAAATACCTTACCTAGTGGTATTGTAGATCAATCTTCTTTTCTTGTTGGCTTTGAAGGTTGGAAAGCTTTTGGTAGTGGAGAGTGGCGATTTAATTTGGACGGTTGGGTTTCCTATGAATTTACAAGTCCTAAAGCTGTTAATCAATATTATTTCCAAGGAGATAGTATTAAATCTGCTTGGAATTTTGAAGCATGGAATGGTAGTAATTGGATTGTTTTACATTCAGTTACAGGAGCAAGTACAGGGGTTTATACCAGTCCGTTAATTGGAAATTCAACATCTTATATTAAATACAGATTATTTTTTTTCCATACTACCAACGGTAACAGAGTTGATACTGTTCAATTTTATGAATACTTAGGAACCACAGCAGCAGTAGCAGGTGGTGGGTTTTTAATAACAGGAAACAACATCACTGTTACTTGTACTACTACTTACAATGAAAATACCTACGGTACTGTAACTTTATTAACTGTAAATTCTACAGGTACTGTAAATATTAATTTAAATTATGTCGGCAATAATATACTAAAAGACGTTGTTCTACTTAGCATAATAAATACTGGTATTGTTAATTACACAGGAAATTTTTATGCAGGTGGTTCCCCAGCTCCAATTAGTATTACTGCTGCGTGTACGTTTAATTTTACAGGTAATATTAGACAAATTTCAAATGGTACTGCGAGAGGTGTAATCTCTGTAACAGCTACTAATTATACATTAAATATTACAGGTGATGTAGGGTTTGCCACGGGAGGACAAACAGGTTATTGTATTTTGATAAATGGAAATGGTAATATAAATGTAACTGGTAGTCTAATTGGTAACGGTACAACTAATCAATCCGCTATTTCTATTAATTCTATTGCAACATTAAATGTAACAGGTTCTTGTATAGGTAATGGTATTGGTTCTGGTATTTTTACAGGGACTGCAAGTTATGTTAAAGTCATTGGTTCTATTATATCGAACGGGTCAGCAGGAGTAAATTCCTCAAATGCTTCTGCAATTAATCTATTTACAGGACCTTTTGTGTGTAGTCCTTATGGATTTGTTCCATTGCAAGTTGTAAGAATGCATTTGATTCCTACAGCAAATTCTTATATTGAGTTTAGAGACGAGACAACTAATGGAGCACTAAGTCCAGGAGCAATAGCACCTGCAACTCAATTAGTATCTCCTGCAACTCTAGTAAGTAACCTAGCAACCTCTGATGTAAGGTTTGGAATTGTATATGCTTTAGGAACTCTAACAGGAACTTTAAGAATGCCTACTGCAAACCAAGTAACCTTTGGCATACCTGTTGATACTACTTTTGGAAACGCAGTATTAACCGCTGCTTCTGTTTGGGATTACTTAGTAGCAAACATAACTACAGCAGATAGTATAGGAATGAGACTAAAGAATGTAGCCACTCCTCAAACAACAGGAGAACAGTTAGAAGCTTTTCTAAGATTAGATTAATAAAGCACTTGACTTATTTTTTCAATAGTTTATTTTTGTTCTTGAACAAAAAACTATACTTATGAAATTTCTAAACTTTATTGGAGGCCTTTTCAAAGACGAGAAGGGTAATGTCTCCATGAAACGTTTGTGCGGCTTATTTTGCACATTGACCTTGTGTGCTACTTTGTACGCCAATTCATTTACTGAAGCTCACTTTGCTCCATCTGTTCCATTAGTAGATGCTGTTGCCTTACTTGCGTTCGGTTGTCTTTCTTTGACTAGTGCAGAGAAAATCATGAAAAAGAAAGAAGGGGACTCTGCTGAATAAACATGGCTTATGTCTACAGACATATCAGGTTAGATAAGAATGTACCTTTCTATATTGGATTAGGTACAGATTCTAATTATTCTAGAGCACACCAAACTAAAAGTAGAAATCAACACTGGCATAATGTTGTAAAACACTCTGAGTATAGAGTAGAGATTATGTTAGACGATTTATCCTTTGAGGAGGCTTGTGCAAAAGAAGTAGAACTGATAAGTGTGTATGGCAGAGTAGATACTTGTGGGGGTACTCTAGTTAATTGGACTGATGGAGGACAAGGTACTTTAGGTTGGAGACATGAGGTAGGTTACTGGACAGGTAAGACTTTACCAGAATTTATGCGTAAGAATCTATCTGAAGTAGCTAAATTAAGAGTGGGAGAAAAGAACCACTTTTATGGAAAGAATCATTCTGAGGAAACAAAAGAGAAACTTAAACAGAGTAGATTAGGTAGCACCCTTACAGAAGAAACTAAACTTAAGATAAAAGAGTCTTTAAAGAACTCTGAAGCTTTTAAGAATAGAGTTCAGGCTGTTAGGCTAGGGGCAGACAATCCTAAATCTAAACAAGTAATCAATACCGAAACAGGAGAGACTTATGAGAACCTTAGAATAGCTTCAGAAACTACTGGAATAGGCTACAATAAGTTAAGATCTTACTGCCAAGGAAAAGTTAAAAGCAAGACAAATTGGAATTATAAACTATAAACTATAAATAATCATGAACTATACAAGAGAACAAATTGAAGCCGCAGTAAAAGCCAAGGGCTATGCTTACTTTGATGGCACAAAAGACTACGATGTAAATATCATCGGAGTACGTAACTCTTCTACTGGTAACGATGTTACTAACTTGTTTGATGACACTATGACTGTTGCTTACAAAGTAGGAGGCAAATGGGTATTTCACCAATGGATGGCTACCACAGATCCAGGTACTAAAGGTGTTAAAGAATTTCACAATGCTGGTGGAGTAGCAAGACTAGTTCCAGGTCAGTACAGAGGTTCACACGGTATTGGTTTACACCAAGGTAAGTACGAAGCTTTGAAGCAAGCTAAACCAGTTAAGGTTTATCGTGATGCTAACAAAGACATGACTTACGATGAGGCTACCATCACTGAGGGTATCTACGGTATCAACATCCACAAAGCTGGTGCAGATTCTACTTTTGTAGAAAACTGGAGCGAAGGATGCCAAGTGTTTAAGCGTGAGAAAGATTTTAACCAATTTATGGAAATCTGTAAACAGGCTCGTGGCATTCATGGTAACTCTTTCACTTACACCTTGATTGAGTCTGGTGACTTTATTGTTGCTGATAAAGTAAAAGGCGAAGCTAAAAGAGCTGCTAAGAAAAAATAATGAAAAGACTACTCGTTAGTCTTTTAATATTCTTGACTATCTCCTGCAAAGCACAAACTATTGCTAAGGCAGGAGATGGTTGGGATTTAAAGATTGACTCAGCCATACAACTTATAAAGACCATTGACCCTGAAAAGTACAAAGTCTTTACAGATGTGTGTCAAAGAGTTGATTTTTGGAAAAGTTCTTTTTCTTCCACAGGTGTAGTTGATGGAGACTACACGATATTTATAGCAGATGCAGACATTAAGTTAAAGTCTATCAATAACTTAGCGGCTGTGTTAGTTCACGAAAGTATGCATTTAGTATTTGTTTTAGAAGATGCAGTCATGAGTGAAAAGGAAGAAGAATTTAAGTGCTATTTGTATGAATTATCCTTCATTAAAAACATTCCAACCCCCGAGCCTTGGTTACTGGCAAACCTTTATGAAAAATTGCAAAAATATAAACCATGAAAAAAATACTTTTGTTTGTATTGGGGTTGCTTATCCTCACTACTAGCCTCATTGCACAAAGTGCAAACACTTCTCCTGGAACTGGTCATTGGGTTGTTATAGACTCAGGTTATCAAGTTGCTACAACTACTGTAGGTAAAACAGTAGCACCCCTGCATTTTTACAACACTTCTACTTCAGAGAAAATTACAGGTATGCAGTTTCGTGTATTCTATGATAAGACTGCATTTACTGGTGTTGTGCCTACTTTAAAAATCTCTACTTCAGATCAATACCTTCAGTATGTAGATAGTAATTTACAAGGATTCTTAACTGTAACTCTAGCTTACACAGGTTCTAATTCTTCATTTAATTATTCTGACGGTGCTACATTTGATTTAACTTTTACTCACGCTGCCGAAGCTATATTTAACAACTTAGATTCAATCAAGACTTTGAAAGTTGCAGGTGTAAAATCATTTGCAAATAGAGCTGCTACTAACTGGGGTAACGATACCACTTTGGTTGTCTACTCTTATGGTGGTCGTTTTAACCAAAAGGTTCTTCGCTTTGCTGCTAAGTTTAAAAACGTTACGGGTTCTGATGCTAAGAATCTTTGGGTGTCTTTAGAAAAGAAAACTCCTACAGGTTCTTGGACACACGTAGAGTCAAAATCAACTAACTCATTGGGCCACGTAGTATTTAAGAAATTTATTGATACTACCTACTGGGATGTAAGAATGGTTGTTAAAGGGGATACAATGACTCCTGGTAACGTATTCTCTACTGCTGACGCACAGAAGATTAACCAAGCAATCCTTGCACAATATACTCCAACAGGATTTGACTACTACACTATGGATGTAAACGGAACTAGCGGAGACATTTCTATTGCTGACGTTTACTCTGTTTATGGTCGTTTGGCAGGAAGATTTTCTTCTTGGCCCAACTCTAAAAAGGACGTAATGTTCTTTACAGTAGCTGAGTACAATGCTATCAACGGTGCTACTGCTAATCCAACCTCTACTTACGCAACTGTCAACAACTTCAACTATTCTATTGACGGTAGAGACTCTATTACTTACTACGTAGCAGTTAAAGGAGACGCAAACTCTACAGGATTTAAAATGGCTCGTCTGACTCCTATTAAAATTGTCAATCAAGCAAATGCTAAGAACTACATCATTGACAAAACAGTAAGTTATGATGACCCTTCTTTGGAGACAGTAGAAATCAATATGCCCAAAGTAAAAGTAGAGGACGGTAATTTGGTGAGCGTACCAGTTAAAGTTTTGACTAACGGTAGAGACCTTACTGCTCTTCAGTTAGACCTTAAATACGATACTGCTTACTTGTCTTTCAAACAGATTGAAGTAACAGAAAAAATTATGAAGTGGACTGCTTACACAAATCCTTCTAATGGAGTTGTGTCTTGGGGAGGAGCTGACCTTACAAATGCCAATCTGTTAAAAGACGGAGAACAAGTATTTACTCTTCAGTTCATTGCTAAGAAACCACAGGATTCTTGGGCTACAGCAGCCATCTGGACAGCAGAAAAGTACGTAGGTGATAACAAGGCTAAGGATATGAACATTAAACCTACTATGGGCATTATTGAGGTTCGTAGAAAAGGATTGGTATCTATCAACCAAGTAAGTGACCTAATGGCATTTCCAAATCCTTCAGAAGGTGCTGTCCAAGTACAATTCAAGATAGCCGAAGAGTCTGACGTAAACTTGTCTTTGTACAATGAGGTAGGTCAGTTAGTCCAAAATATTCTAGACAAGCACATGCCTGTAGGAAACTATAAGTACAGCGTGGACTTAGAAAGATTACCTGACGGAGTTTATATCTTAACTCTTAAAACAGAAAAACAAGTCCTAGATTCTAAACTATTAATCATATGAAACTAAAAGAAAAACTTGGTTTTGGCCAAGCAGAGCCCGTAGCAGTACCAGATAACAATCGTTTCTACTACATGCTACAACAAATGCAAGCCAATCGTTGGAAAATTACCGCTATCGTATTGGGCTTGTTTACTCTAATCATTGTAGGTATTAATGCTGCTGTCTTTGTAGGAGCTTCTATTGGAGAAGACTGGAAAGAAATGTTACTTATCCTCTTAGGAGCTTTTGTAGGTAACTTGAACAAAGTAGTTGACTACTGGTTCAACTCTGAAGACAGAGACAAAATGTTAATACAGAAGGTGGATGAGGAGGATGGTGTATCTTTGTCAAACACAACTAATCCATAATATTATGTCAGAAGAACAAGAAGAAGGCGGAATGTCTGGTGTAAAGAAAGCAATCATCGGAGCAATTACCACAGCGGTAACTGCAGGTGGTGCTTGGTTTGCTACTCACTTAGGTGGTGGCGAAGATGAAAAGCCAGAAACTCCAGCAGCTGTAGCTGCTCCCGCACCTGTGATTAACATCACTACGAACAACGAACAGAAGCAACAGGCAAACACTGGTGGCGGTAATACCGTTATCATTAAGGAAAAGGCAGCACCTGCTGCATCTACTCCTGCCCCTGCTGCTCCTGCGTCTAAACCCCAAGCAGATGAAGAAGATCCTTGGTAGCCTACTGTTAATAATCCTTATCTATGGTTGTGGTTCTATGAAGACCACAACCGAGGATGAGGTTATTGAGAAAAAAGATATTTCTAGCGTGTCTGGATATACTGATTCTATTAAGAAGAACGTACAAGTAATTAGCATGGACATGACTAAAGTGTTGGCTATGTACCCAAGTCTTCAAGAGAAGAATGTAGGTTTAGGTTTTGCAGAATCCGTATTAGATTATTTAGATGAAACAAATCGTTTTGTATTTACTGAAGAGAAGGGTGAAATCAAGGAAAGGATGGTAACTCAATTCAAAGCTTCTAAAAAAGGAGTCTTTGAAGAACCTATTGACGGCAAAGGAAAAATTAAAGCTGCCCACTACTTTGTTTATGTAACCGTTGCTGATTTTGCAGTAGACGAGGACGAGACCGTACAAGGTGGAAAAGCTAAAGTAGTGGTAACTACTTTTATCCGTTTGCAAGTTCGATTTGTAGACGCTAAAACAGGACAAATTTACATTGGTTCTGGTGAAGGCGAATCTATAAAAGTAGGAGAGTCATTCTTAAAATCTCTAGACGATATGAAGTTTTCTCAAAGTACCGTAGGTAAGGCAACACGAAAGTCGCTTGAAACAGCAACTACCAAAGTGATTGAAAACCTTATTAGAAACGGTGTCTTTAAGAGCTAACATATTAATCTTACTATTGAGTATAGGACTGAGTTTAAAAGCTCAGTCCTTTACCTACTCGTACACAGACCCGTGTACAAAACAATTAAAGTTCATTCTTGCTGATATGAACTCTCCGATAGTAATAAGTTACTACGGACAAGTAAAAAACTTCAGTTACACAGAATTGCAAGATGGTACATTTGACGCTTGGTTAAATTATACTTATGCCAATTACAAAACAACAACCCCATGTCAAGGAGTTTTTGCAACAACTACTACAACTACAAGCACAACAACTATAACTTCTTTAGTAAATAATGTGATGAATCTTAACTCTTTAACGAGTTTAGATTTATCTTCGACTTCGCTAGGATCAAGTACTTCAATAGGAAGTACAACATCTTCTGGCACAAATGTAAAAAATGACTCTAAAAATGGAAGCTCGAATAACAAAGTTGGTAGTAATGGAAACAATAGTACTACTGATAATTCTGGGAATAATTCTAGTAACAGTGACCAGTCATCTGGACAAGGGTCCAATACGTCGTCAGAAGGACAAGTAGGCAATGGAAGCAACTCAAGTAATAATTCTAATGGCTCTAATGATGCTGGGGGTAACTCTGGGAGTGGCTCTAGTTCTTCTTCTAGTGGTGGTGGTAATGGTTCTGGTGGAGGTGGTGGTTCAGGCACCGCAGGTGATAAGAAACCTGAAGAAAAAACTCCTGAAAAGATAGAAGAACAAAAGAGTGAAACCCAACAAGCAGGTGGAAGTTCATCCGCAAAAGCCGCTGCTAAAGGTAAAGTAGAAACTCAAAAACCAGCTATTCTAGTTACAGGGGATATAGTTGGAGTCCAAACTGTTAAAGATCAAGCACAAGACGCTAGAGCAACAATGTCCTTTACTAGAGTTAAAGGAGATGGTACTGCCTCTATAGGACTTGCAGCTGACTATATGATCAATGCTAAAATAGGAAACTTTAATGGTGTACGTTCTTGGATGGGTGTCAACAAGAAAGGTAACAAACATATCAATGTTCTTTCGGCAGGAATTAACCTCATGCCAAAGTCCTACAATGGTTCTTTGTTGTTTGTGAGGGTAAACTCGCTAAAGAACTTTACAGCACTCTACGGAGCCGCTGCATCGTATGGCGAGTTATTTCAAGAAGAAGTTATATCTACCCTACTGATAGGCGGTTTTATGTATAAGGGACAACTTACCAAACACATAGACGCTACTATTATTGCCGCTAGTGTTTACGCTCCTTATACAAAGTATTACACAGAGTCTCTATTTGAATCTCAACCAATTATAGTTCCTTTTTTAAACATCAACTATTCTCTAACTAAGACTTTTAAGGTGGGATTCACAGGAGGAGGAACTTACATTGCAAACCAAGATGTTGTAAACTATCAATTACTTATAGGAGGGAAGTTAAAGATATGAGATGGTTAATCGTATTTTTGCTATGGACAGTTGATTTATCTGCCCAGTTTACCTATTCAGGATACTTATATAATGCTAATGGGTCAGGAGCTGTTAATGTTCCTATTAGACTTTATCGTAGGACGAACGCAACCATTACAGGCTTTACTAACCAACAGAACTACAACGGACACTCTTATTATCGTTCTACAGGAACTGCTACATGGACTACTGCTAGATCTAACTGTGCAGCTATGGGTGGTTATCTAGTAACTATTACTACTGCAGCTGAACAAAGTTTTATATTTAATATATGGCCTTCTGGATGGATAGGATTAACAGATGAAGTGACTGAGGGTACTTGGAGATGGGTGACAGGAGAAACTTACTCTTATAAAAACTGGAACTCTGGAGAACCTAATAACGCAGGTAACGAAGACTACGTTCAATTTGTATCTAACGGAAGGTGGAATGACTTACCTAACAATGTTTCATTACCTTACGTGTTAGAGTTTGACTATGTAGTTACAACTTCTTCTTGGGCACTATATAAGACTATATATACTAACTCTTCGGGTTACTATTCTATATCTGAGGCTTATGACCCGTCTAAAGAATACTACATAGAAATAGTAGCGCCTACAAGAATACAAGCTTACACAACTTCAGATGTACAAGCTGTTTCTAACATTGTTCTTAACAAAACTGCGAGGAATGGTCTTTCTTTTCATATGTTTGACGTAAACGATGATGGTATAATATCAGTAGCAGATAAGTACTATATAGCTGCAAGAAAGGCTGGGAGATTTTCTAGATGGAGATTAGCCCCAGATGTTCGTATCTTTACAACAGCACAATACAATACAATTAAAGCAGCTACTACAAATGTAAGAGGAACTTATCCTGGAGTCAGTACTCATACTACTTCTACTCTTACCTCAGGAGGAAGTTTAAGTCTTTACCTAATAGCACCTGGTTATGCAGGACAAGTAACATACTAACATGAAAAAACTAATCATACTCTTAATCCTAGCATTTGCAGGTTCGTTGAATGCACAATGCTACAAAATTGACACCGTTAGAAACCACACACAACTAAGAACTATTGCAGGTAGGCCTGTAGACTTTGGTATAGTGGCAACGGCTGAACAACTTATCTCTGCCAAGTATTCTTTGTGCGATACAGGCATTGGAGTTGACCTTGCAATTAACACAATTGCTATGCCTCAAAGACTAATTAACATTGCAGGGTTGCAGTTACTAAAAAGGGATTATGTAGTTAATATGTCCATCACAGCTAATAACATTACACATTATTCTAGGAACGTAAAGACCGTTTATGTCAATGCTATGTTCCTAACTGTAGAGGACATTCCTCACAACAAAAAAGCATACTCTAGGGCGGTAGAGAAGTGCTTAATAGATTTAGTTAAGGAGTTGTAGCCCGTATTTACTGGGGTTTCCAGTTATAATCTTATCTTAACTTTAGTTGTTAAGTTTTTAGCTTAACTTACTTAGTTATAACTTTAGACTTGACTTTTTATATTAGGATAGTATATTTGCATTAGTTGTAACAGACAACCAACCATATTATGAAAAAACTTTTGCGAAAGTACCCTGACCCTATTTTAATTCACAGGGATTACATTGATGTCTTGCTGAGGCTAGCAGGTTATCGCTTATCTGATTTATCAGTAACAATTTTAGCATACTCTAGTTACAGAAAAGCACTGACCTCTGAGACTAAGAAAGAGATTGCGGAAAAGTTTAACACAAGCATCCAAGTAATTTCTAACACAATCACCAAGTTAAGAAAACAACAGTTATTGTTGAAGAACAACTTGAATCCTAAACTTAAACCCGAAAACGACAACCAATCAGCATTAACCATTTATTTTACTTTAGAGCCTAAAACTAAAATAAGAAAAACTGTATTGTCGGAAAGTAACATAACGGAACAGACTCCTGCATGAGAAAAGACCTTCAAATAGAACTCAAGGTATTTGGATTGTATAGTACGGCAGCCAAAGAGTTAAAGTGCACTAGCTCAGAGGTAGATGAAGTTTATTCTTGGTATTTAGGAGAAATCGTAGAATCCCTAAAGAAGACCGAGACCAAACAAGTCTACCTCAAAGGCTTAGGACGCTTGAGAGCTAATCCTGCATGCATACCAAATATCCTGTACTATAATATTGTAAGGTACATAGATATGGCTGGGTTTATGGTAAAGTTCCCAAAATATCACACCAAGAGTAGAGCAAACTTTATGACTGTTATCTACGAGAACTACAAAAAACTATACGAAGAGGGTTTGAAGAAGATGGACATTCTTATAAATGAACCTATATTTGATAAGCCTATGTACCATAAACAAAGACAAAGGCTAGTTAACTTTAACCAAGACAGATTAGAAAAACTATATGAATCCATTTGCAGACTACATGAAGCTGCTGAAGCAGGGAGTAAAGAACGCGGACAAGATAATCGAGGGGATCAGCAACAAGACATTGAAAGAATTCAATTTACTTAATGAAGATGATCAGAACCGTATCTCAGACCGAATGGACATATGTAACGCTTGTCCCTTCAACTCTACTAATGCTAGAGTATCTCCAGAGTACATGGCACTCACGGGTGTCCCATACGCTACTGGAAGGACCGAATCACACTGTGCGTTATGTGGTTGTGTAATTGAATTTAAAACATCTTGTTTGAGTTGTAACTGTGGAATAGAAACTTGGAACCAAAGACATCCAGAAAAGAAACAAGAACTAAAGTGGACCAAAAAACCTTAACACCTACTAATATGAAAAAACCATCAATCAAATCAAGAGCTAACAAGGTAGAAAACCTTAAGAAAGCTTTCCGCATCCTTAACGGTTGCGGAGGAAACAAAGGCACTAAGTGCGGAGTTGAAGTTTACTATATGCCAGCAGATAGTAAGCTACAAGAGATTAAAGCTTAACCAATGACAAAACAACCAACCAACCGTTTAAAACCTGAGAGTCAACCTACTTTCCAAGACAATTTATTTATGGTAACTAAAGTCTTTTGGAAAGCAGGTTACTCCTATGGTAAAACAGGACGGAATGAAGATTTTTATGCTCGAGTATTAGATGATTTTGGTAATCTTCCTATCAATGAGTTTATAGCCAAATACGAGTCACTATAATATGGCACAGAAAAAACAATCTTACATCTCAGCTGAACTAGAGTGGGCAGAAGAGAAACTTAGAGAATGGAGACAGTATGTAGATTCTAATCCACTACATTCTTTAAAAGACCGAGTAGAATGGAAGCCAACTTCTAAAGGAGGTTCTATTCCTATGGTAATTGCTTCAATTGAACAGCAAATTAAATCAATCCGTGATACCATGAAAGAGTATCTTGCTCTTTTAGATGTGGTAGATAAACTTCGGGAGAAAGAAGAAGCCAAACTTGAAATACGTGGTTCTCAAGAAGTTAATGGCAAGATGAGTAAATTTATGTAATATGCATTTAGATAGTCCAGAGTTTTTTGTTAATATGAAGTCGGTTCCTGATAAGGAATCGTCAGAATATGTTTCTTTTTGGGAAGCAGAAGATAAGAAGATTACAGAGGGTATTACCATTAATGGGTTTCACTTTTCTCCTTTTATCTATTGGCATTTAAATTACTGGTCTATTTATGTAGATACAATGGTAGGCAAAAGACAAGTTCGTAAGTTAGATCGCCCTCAGTTGTGGGATACTTACTTGGCTGTCGATGAAACTATCAATAGAGCAGAAAATCATTCTGACGGAAAGAAGGGAGTTGTGATGGTAGGTTCACGACGTATCTCTAAATCAGTATTGACTTCCTCGTATATGACCCATAAAGCAGTAACCCAAAAAGGTAGTGACAATCTTATCTCTGCTTTGAATGGGCCTGACTTAAAAATTATAACAGAGTACGTAGACTTAGGTTTACGTAATCTTCCAGAATACTTTAAGTTTCCTCGTATTGAAGATGATTGGAAGAGACAAGTAACTCTTGGATACAAAGACAAACAAAACGTAAGACATGAATGGTCTAAATTTCACATCCGAAACTTTGACGAAGGCAACAATACGGAAGCAGCTGCTGGTCTTACTCTATCTTCTTTTATGTTGGAGGAGGGAGGAAAAGGAAAGATTCTCAATTGTTTGGCGGCAACTACTCCTTGTTTTGACAGTCCATATGGATGGCGTTGTTCTCCTTTTGTCATTGGGACTTCGGGAGATATGACAAAGGCAGGGGATTTGGAAGAGCTTTTCAATAACCCTGAAGCATATAATTTTCTTCCTGTAGAGTCACTTGACTCTGGTAAATCCTATGGTTTGTTTATCCCAGGAACTAAATCTTTGAAGGTACCAAAAGAACCAAAATCTCTTGGACTTTACTTAGAGAATGCGGAACCATCGGAATTAGACGATATAACAATTTGGGTATCTGATGAAGACAAAGGAAAAGAATTAATCTTAAAGTCTAGAGAACAGATTAAGAAATCTAGTGGTCTAGAAGCATACTTGAAGGAGGTAATGTATTATCCTCTGACACACGAAGAATGTTTCTTAGAACTTTCCCAAAACATCTTTCCTGTGGATCTTCTTCAGGAACAATTGCAAAAGATCACAGCATTAGACGCAAATCCAGATTACGTAGAACTAGTGCAGAAATCAGATGGAAGCATTGGTCATAAGTTTACAGATAAGAAACCAGTTCAAAACTTCCCTTCTAAACCAACAGATAACTTAGAAGGTGCAGTTCAGATTTGGGAGTACCCTATACTAGGGGCACCCTATGGACTTTATACAGCAGGGACTGACCCATATAAACAGTCACAAGCTAAGTACTCAACCTCTTTAGGCTCTACTTATATTTACAAACGTGTGCATGATATTGCAGGGGAAGGATGGCAGAACATAGTAGTAGCAGCGTATACAGGTCGTCCTAAAAAGATTGAACAGTGGTATGAGATGACAAAGATGTTATTAAAGTACTATAACGCTAAAACACTTTGTGAAAACATGGATATGGGATTCATTCAGCATTGTATTGAAAAGAACGAATCTGCTTTTTTCTTAGAACGCACACCTTCATTCTTGAATGACATCCACCCTAGTAGTGCAGTAAATCGTGAGTATGGAATACATATGACCAGTGATATTAAGGATTACTTGAACTCACTGATTATAGAATACATCACAGAAGTTATAGAAAGAGAGACAGATGCAGAGGGTAACGTCGTAAAAGAAAGATTAGGAGTTACTAGAATACTTGACCCTCTACTGCTTAAAGAATTAATTAAGTTTACTCCCAAATTAAACGTCGACCGAGTTATTTCTTTTGGCCTTACTCTTGCTATGGCAAAATCCTTAAACAGCAAATCAGTAATAGTATCTTCTACACAGGATTCTCGCATGCAAGAGTACTTTAAATCCATGAAATCAAAACAACTTTTCAGGACAACAAGAAGCCCTTTTAGGTATTAAACTACACTTATTTTAAAATTTTGGGTATCAAAATTAAGATTTGGTATTATTTTTACCGCTAGTTATACTTTATAAGTTAATACATTAACATCCATTGTTATGATCATAGAAGCACTCAAAGAGTACACTGATGCACTGAATCACGCATACTTTTATCCAGAGCAATTTGTTTCTGCAGCCAAGAAACAAAAGCCTCAGTGGATTAAATCTACCCTTGACTACTTTGCAAATATTGCATTTGCCCAGTACCGACAAAACATAAAATTCAGAAAAAACTACCGTCTATTTAACGGAGAGTTTAACTTTGATGATTACACCAATGAGCCCCAGATACAAGAAATTATTAGTTACCTTTCAGATACTCCTGATCAAGAGCCAGAAATTCCTCAGCATCTTAAGCATTATCCAATAGTCAACCCACCTATCAATCAATTGAAGGGGGAGTTAATTAACAGACCGTTTAAGTATAAGGTTAAAGCTGTTGACGATGCGAGTGTAGATGAGAACATTGACTTCCGTACTGACTTAATTAAAGAGTTCTTCATGAATAAAATGATGGCTCGTTTAGAAGGAGTACCTGAAGAACAGTTACAGCAGATTCAAGAAGAGATGATGGCTGAGATTCAAAACAAAATCTTGGACTACACTTCTACTGCCGAAGAGTGGGGCAATAAAGTACTTAACGCACTTAAGTATAGTTTCCGTTTAAAAGAAAAGTCTAGTCAAGGTTTCTTGGATTTTTTGATTACAGGACAAGAGTTTCACCACTTCTACCCAGACAATTCAAGAATTGGATTTAACTACAAAGTAGAAAACCCATCTAACGTATGGTACTTAGCAAATCGTAATGCTATGTATACTACTGATTGTTGGGCTTTAGGTACTATTGAAGTTCTTTCTATGTCTGAAATAGTAGAGAGATATAATCTTTCTGGTGAAGAAGTTAAGCACTTGAATAGTCGTTCTTTACAGAACCTTCGTAACAACGAATATTCTCCATTGTCTCCTGCACTTCCAGACCCTAACGACCCATTGTGGCAGTTGACATTTGAGAACGTGGGTGACTTTGCCAATGGAGGTATTGACCACAACGTATTCTCGTTTAACTCTCAACACGCCTACACAGTAGTTACTTGTTACTGGCAGTCTAAAAAGAAGATATATAAACGTCAGTACATAGACGAACAAGGATACCTTCAAGAACAATTTGTAAGTGAAGACTACAAGTACGATAAAACTATGGGCGATATTGCTCTAGATGAGTTGTGGATTAACGAATGGTGGAAAGGTATTAAGATTGGTGCTGACATCTACATTGATGTAGAACCTTTAGAGTATAGCCAAACTCCTCCAATTGTAGGTATTGTAAACACTACTCGTAATACCCAAGGCAAATCTTTGCTTGATCTTCTTAAGCCTTACCAAGTTCTTTACAACATTTGTATGAACCAGTTGTGGGAGTTGCTTGAGAAAGAGATTGGTGTGGTATTCTTGGGTGACTTAAAAGTAGTGCCTAAGAAAGATTCTCAAGATCCAATTGAGACAATGCTTTGGAATGCAAAGAATCGTGGTACTTTGTTTATTGATACATCTCCAGAGAATACTGGTGGAGCTGTTCAGTTCAACCAAATGTCTCGTGTAGACTTGACGAGAACTGGAGAAATCCAATCTCGTATCCAATTGGCACAAGCTCTCCGTACAGAGGCATACGAACTTATTGGTGTAACTCGCCAGCGTCTAGGATCAGTAACTCCCTCCGAGACGGCTACTGCTACTAAAGAAGGACTTACTCAATCATTCTCTCAAACAGAAACATGGTTTGCTTGGCATGATAACGTAATGCAACAAGTATATCAAACAATGCTTGAGATGGCTCAATACACAGAATTGCAAAAGCCTACCTCTACTTTGAACTACTTAAACTCAGAATTGGAAACTGTATTCTTACGTATAACTAAGAATGAGTTACTTCGTGAGTTGTTTGTATTTGTAACATCATACGCTGAGGATAGAGTAACACTTGAGCAGTTGCGTTCATTGGCTCAACCTGCACTTCAGAATGGTGCAGAGTTGATTGAGATTTTTGACTTGTATACTGCTGCCTCAGAACGTTCACTCCGTCACGTATTAGAAGGCGTACAAGAACGTAAAGCTCAATTGCAACAACAGCAAATGGCACAACAGCAACAACAGATGGAAATGCAACAACAACAATTCCAAACTAAACTTGCTGCAGATGCTGAACAAAAACAACAAGATGCACAACGTGAGGATATGAACAAAGAACTCGACCGTCAGAACAGACTTGACGTAGAGCGTCTACGTGGTATTGCTAATGAAGGTTCATTCTCACAAGAAAAAGATTTGACTCCTCTATTGATACAACAGGCTAACCTGGCTAAGGAACAATCTAAGATGCGATTTGAGCAACTTAAGAATGCTGACCAAGTTAGTCTTAAGAGTAGAGAGTTGGATTTAAAGGAAAAAGACATCGATACTAAGCTGCAAATAGCTAAGCAAAACAAGAATAAATACGATAAGAAGAAATAAGAATTTCACTTTATCTATATTTACACACTCACTTTTTTTAACCTATTGTGTTAATTTTTTAATAGGTTAACTTTGAAAACAGACAAACCAACCAACTAATTGTCATGAATAACAACCCAAACGACGACCAATTAGGTTTAGACAACCTAGAGTTCTTTGAAAATTTTGCTACTGATGATCCCCTAGAGGATCCCCAGTTTGATCCCAACGCTAATCTTGCCCCTGATATTTTGGGTGGTGAGAAGATGGACTTAGAAGACGATGACCTTCCTATGGGAGGACAAGGTAAAAAACCAGCGGCTCCTGTCACTCCTCCAGCCCCTACTCCTAATGAAGAAGAAGAGGAAGAAGAAGACGATGACAACAAGTCTACAGGCAACCAAGAGCTAGAAGATGATGACTTAGAAGATGATTCTGATGACATTAACTACTACGAAGCTTTTGGTAAAGGATTGCTGAAGTCAGGACATTTTGATTTAGGTGAGGAATTTGATCCTGACCAAGTAGAATGGACTGAAGAAAGTTTCCTTGAAATGATGTCTGCTACCGTTGAGAACAAAGCGTGGAAACAACTAGAGGAAATTGCTACTGAGGCTTATGGTCCAGAAGGACTTGAATTGGTGAAAGATCTTTTCATTAATAAAGTCCCTGTACAACAATACCTTTCTAAGTTCAACGAACAAGTTGCACTTGAAAACGTTGACTTGACTAATCCTCAGAACCAAGAAGCTATCTTCCGTGAGTATCTTTCTCGCACTGGTTTAGACCAAGATGAGATTGATGAACAACTTGAATATGCTGTCAAGACTAATAAACTTGAGAACTTCTCAGAAAAGTACTACGTAAAATTACTTGAACGTAGTAGACAAGAAAGAGAAGTGTTAGCAGAACAAAGTGCTCAGAAACAAAGAGAAGCACAAGAAAGAGAAAATGCAAGACAAGAGTCTTACATTAAAACTTTAGAAGATGCAATCAAAACAGGAGATATTAATGGCTTCCCTATCAATCAGAATGAAGCAGCTAACTTATTTGACTATGTAACTAACAGAAGTTATCAGTTACCTAACGGTCAAAAGATTAGCGAGTTTGAGTTTACCTTGGCAAAGATGCGTCAAGAAGATCCTCAAAAGTTTCTAGCAGTAGCAAGGTTAGTTCAATCTAACTTAGACCTAGCTCCAGTTAAGAAGAAAGGTGTAAGTGAGGAGACTAACTCAATTTTCCAAGAATTGCAAAAAAAGTCTAAAAAAGGACCTAAAGGAGAACCTAGGAAAGAGACCCAACTCTTTAGTAATTTCTTCGGTAGATAAAACATAAGCACACATAAACTAAAAATAAAATGCCTAATCAATCCATTACCAGAGTTAACGGTCGCGTTATAGCTAATGCGCACGTTACCAGCTCTTACTATTCTAAGAATAGTTTGGGTAAGTTGACTGACAAAAACTTTGTCGAGTCAATGTTGAAAACTAAACCAGACCAGTATGACAAAGTTATGTTGCGTCTGTTCACTGACACTCGCTTGTATTCTAACGATTTGTTGGATCTTGTGATGAAGAACGGTAAGCCATTTATGGTTAACGACCCTAATGGTGTCTTCACTTACAAAATCAAGAAGCGTGCTGAACTTCCAAAAATCATTGCCAACTTTGCTACAACTGTTGCAAAACCTGGTATTGATGGTCAAGAGTTCGAAATCGTATTTGACAAACAAGGTTTTGTTGTAAACGATATCATCAGCGCACACCGTTATGAGCAAGAGACTTTGGTACAAATTGTATCTGAGCCTGAGCGTTACCAAAATGGTTTCAAATACCGTTGCCGTGCCGTTGCCGCTAGTAGCACTGACTTCGTTAACCAACGTTTCTTGGTTGTAGGTACTGAGTACTTCAAAGTAGGTAACGTATTGGGTGAGTACACCACTTCATTCTCTAGCTTGGGATTGTTCGATGGTCACTTGGAAGTTATGGCTGATGTATTGAGTCAATATGGTGTTGAACACACTATCACTGACTGGGCTGATGCTACTAAACTTGGTATGCAAACTGACGCTACTGGTAATCCTATGGACTTGACTTACTACACTTTGACTGATCCTACTGCTGAAGCAGAGAAGACAAAGATCGTAGGTTGGGAACCAACTGTATCTCGTTTGTTGCGTATGGAAATGATGCGCATGAAAGCAAACATGTTGATGTGGGGTCGCCAAGGCCAAGCTAAAGACGAAAGAGGTCGCTCTACTCGTATGAAGCAAGGTTTGTGGCAGCAATTGCACTTGGGTAACATTATCCAATACGATCGTGGTCAATTCTCTTTGAACTTGATTCGTACTGCAATTGGTGACTTGTTCTACAACCGTGTATTGATTGCTGATCGTAAAGTAAAAGTTTACACCAACCGTGCAGGTATGGAGTTGGCTTCTTCTGCTATCAAGAAAGACTTCAACAGTGCGAACTTCATGGTGAACGCTGATAAGTTCATGGATGGTAAAGATCGCTTGAAGCAAGGTTATGCTTTCCAATTTGACCACTACATGACTACCGAAACTGGTCCTGTTGAGTTCGTAGAATTGGAACAGTTGAACATGCATGCTACTTTCTTGGAATTGGGACCTAATAAGAAAACTCCTCCAATCTTTATCGTACTTGACGTATCTGGTCAAGAAGATTCAGGTATCCGTGAGGTTAAGTTGTCTACTCGTCCTAACATGTACTACCAGTACATCCCAGGTTCAGTAGGATTCGGAAGCCAACAGACTGTAATTGCTAACAAAGATCCTTATAGCACTTACATCATGAAAGACTTCTGTGGTGTCTTCTTGGAAGATCCAACCAGAACTGTAATCATTAAAGAATACCCACGCCTCTAATCTAGGCGGTCTTTAGAGGGGGAGGGTTCTCGGACTCTCCCCTGATAAAGATATTAGATTAACCAAAACAATCAACCAAAATAATGAAAGGACAAGAAATCGCACGCGGAACAAAGGTTATTAAACCTTACCGCAAAGAACCTGCAAACTCTAGGAGTTTAGAAGGATCACTGTACAGGGAGGGATTTAATTTCATCCCAGGTACATCAAAAAAGTTTTACCCTCGTGTTGATTCACGTGGAGTAATACGAACAGGACTAGATGAAAACGCAATGAAGTTGCGAGCAATCGAAGACCCTGAAGTAAAAGAGCAAGAGATGAACCGTATTAAGACTTTAAAAACTTACTACGAATCTATTTTAGATGAATCTCTTGACCCTACTAGTACGTTCTATGACGAAATAAAAGAGAATGGGTACACCCTAGAAGATGGAGACAATATCTTTAACTTAGAGAATCCCCGTGATGCAATTAACTTCTTTTGGTTACTTGAAACGGATATGGTTGCTCACAGTATAGACGATATTGAAACTGGAAAAGCTGACGGATCTATTGTACGTTTTTATGTACACGATGGTGAAGTAGAATCTAAATCCGCTTTTGAACGTAAAAAGCGAATTAACAGTGCGATTGCAGAGTTAGATAGAATGACTGCAGTTAAACGTAAGAAGATTCAAAAGCTTTTAGGTCTAGGATTGGCTGGAGATTCAAGTGAGGAAGAAGTATACAATGCTCTTGATGAGTATTTGCGTATTCCTGCTACTGCTCTTGACCAAGACCCAATCGCTGCGTTTACGAAAATCACTAAGTACAGTGAAGAGACCTTGGCTATCAAGTCTCTAATCCGTGAGTTGATTGACTACAACGTTATAAGAGTTAAAGGTTCTGTAGTTTATGAAGGAGAACACGTATGGGCTAGATCAGTAGAAGAGTTAGAATTAACTTTGACTGACCCTAAGAACTCCGACATTTATGATGCCTTTAAAGACAAAGTAAAAAACAAAATGAAACTATCCGTTATCTAATAACCGAAGATGATACCAGTACAAGAGTTGATATACGAGTTTAAGTTAAGCTTAAATAAGATGGACAGGCAAGACAACGTGCAAGTCCCTCTAGAAGATATTTTGGTTTTCTTAAATCAGGCTCAATTATCTTGGGTAGAATCTAAAGTAGGAGAAAACAACATTTTCAGACACGGATACGAAGGGACAAGAAAGAGAATTGAAGACTTACAAGGATTGAAAGTTGACGATGTTTCTTTGCCACTAATAAAAACAACAGACGTTCTTTATAAAGGCTACAAAGCCAGTTTGAAATCTCTCCCTAACTACATGATGTATGTAATGTCACATGTAGGTGCAAGGAAAGAAGATTGTAAAGCAGGTTTAACAGTAGATTTAATTAGACAAAACGATCTGTCAACATTATACTTTGATGCAAACTTTAGCCCCTCCTTTGAATGGAGAAATACATTTGCAACAATCGGCCAAGATAACATCACTGTATACACTGACGAAAGTTTTGAAATTGAGAATCTTTACCTTACTTACTTAAGATATCCAAAGCCAATAGATTCAGAAGGCTACATCAACTTAGATGGATTGGATTCAGTAAATATGGACTGTGAACTTCCTTACTATGCTAAATCAGATATTCTGAATTTAGCTATTAAGTTTGCCGCACAATCAGTAGACAATCAAGGCCAAGCAGCTTTTGCAGAGGACAGAAGTGTTAAAAACTCAGAATAAACTAATAATATAAAAAAATGAACTACGATTTCACCCAAGTATTTGTTCCTACTAACAAATACACTACAACTGGAAACGGATTCGATGCACTAGGTGCTCGTATCTTCGGCGTATTTACTCCTACCTATGTCGCTAACACCGATCAGTTGGTAGGCTTTCAATCTGTTAACTACACTACTGGTGCTCCAACTCCTTCTACTACACAACCTTTCAAAGAGATTGTGTTGGCTATGGGTACAGGTACTTCTTACCCTGCCAATAAGTTTGGTAGCTTTAAGTCTCCTGTAATCAGAAAAGGTAAGTTGACTCAAGTTTCTTACGTGCCTGCTGATGCAAGTGCTGCTAAACAACAAATTACTTATCTTGGTTATGATGAGGTTAACGATTTCAAATCACCTAGTTTTTCTTGTGATGAGGAATACGTTGTAACCATCAAAATCGATGAGTACTGGTCTAAAGGTGTATTCCAACCAATGATTCAAGAGTCAGTTCGTGTTAAAACTGTAAACTGCTCAGAGTGCGGTGGCGGTTGTGATGCATTGGATTGCTATGATATTATGGCTTCTGTAGCTAGTAAGATCAACGCTAATCCTTTGTTGAGCAAGTACGTAAATGCTACTCACGTATTCAAAGGTTCTGCACCTTCTTACAAGTACACTTTGACTTTGCCTGATGCTGGTAACTCTACTGCAGAGAACGCTGTGTTGACTGCTTTGCAAGCTTACTACCCATCTGGTACTTACGGTACTATTGCTATCACAACTACTGATACTGATGGTGACACTGATGCTGATGCATTGGGTAACATCTTGTACGAAATTGCAACTCCTTTGATTGCAAACGTAGCTGATATGCCTACTTACTTAGGTGTAGCTTGGGAGTCAGTTAAGTCAAGTGCTGGTTCAGTAACTGCTTGTGGTGTTAAATTGGAAGGTAAAGCATTGGATGCTTTCGGAAACGCTTGTGTTCCTGATGCTGTTCCTTACGTATTCAACTTGGTTCGTTTCCAAGTAGTTGCGGCTAAAGGTCCTTTCACTACCCAAGACTTCGATATCAACGACTTGACTGGTCCTTGGTATGTTACTAAAACTCAAGATGTTAAGTATGCAATTGGTGCTGGTTCTGCTATGGCTGAATTGGAGCGTCACTTCTTCCGTAACAACTTGCCTAACGTAGCTGAGTCTGTGTACTACTGGAATCCTATCTACAACGAGGATGTAAACCAGTTCTTGTATGTAAACAGCACTTTGTTGTACAACGTACTTTCTGTTAAATTCTTGGATGATTCTCCAGTAGGATTTGAAAAGAAATCAGTAAATAGCCATGAGGTATTGATTATGGTAGACACAACTAACGAAGCTGCTAATAGTGTTATTAGTAGTGCAGGTAGTGTTTCTGCAAACATTCTTGCCTTCTTTAACTATTTCGCTGCCTAATTAGACGAATAATGGGGGGACTGAACTCCCCCCTTTTTCTAACTTTTAAAAAATAAAAAATCATGGCAAAAGATATTATTCTTAAACTCGGCACCTACATGACCACTGTTAGTAACAAAGACATTGCTGCAGGTGCTATCCCAGGAGCTTCTTTAGAGAAGTTTGTTGTTAACCTTTTAAAGAGCCCCACTTGCTGCGTTAAGTATATAACGTTAAGCAAAGGAACTGTAACACAGTCAGGTAGTATTACTACTGCAGTTACATTGAACCAGCCTGCTGGTGAGATTACAACTGTAAGTGCTACTATTGCTGCAGGTGCAATGTCCTCTTTTACACTTAACAATAGTTTTATTAAAGCTGATTCTGTAATTATAGCTACAGTTAACGACACTACTGGTTCTGGCTTATTGGCAGTACAAGTTGATGGTATTGTTGCAGGTTCTTGCACAGTATCTCTTGGAGGTGTTGTTGCGAATACTGGAGTTGTAATCGTTGGATTTGCAATTATGTAATTAACAGGGGAGAGAAATCTCCCCTTTTAAAATGAATTAAATGGCTAACTTACAAAGAAACATAGAAGTTTTAAAAGCTAAGGATTGTGCTTACTTGTCAATCCTAGATACCTCGTACTATCCTGAAACTTTAGACGAGGCAAACATTCAAATCACTGCACCTGGTTATGATATTCCATTTGAATTTGCTTTTACTTTAAATGAAGTAAACGTATACAATTCATATACTTTTGGATTCACTACCAATGCAACGGCAGATTTTGTAGAATTGCCAGATGGTTTATATACTTTGAACTTAACTACTTGCCCTGACACAGGAGTATGCACTAGATATCACCTACGCACTTGTAGGATTGATTGTAGACTTGCTGTACAATGGGCTAAGTATGCACAAGATTGTGAGGATGAAAAAATCCTTTACTATCTAGATAAGATTGAGTTTCTGCTACGGGGAGGAGAAGCTAACGCAGATTTATGTAACCCCGAGAAAGCAATTGAATTATACAGAAAAGCAGATGACTTACTCAGAAGATTTGAACTTGACTGTTAAAGAGAAACTTGCTAAAGCGGCAGTAAAGGAAATGCAGCATATCAAGTACTTAACAAAACCATACTACAAAAAATCTAGGAAGTATATGCGTTTTTTGAAACTAGCACATTGCTTAGATTGTGTGGACACAAACAACCTTAAAATTAAACTATAACTACGAAAAATAATGGCAAACAAAGCATACAAACCTTGCTGCGAACCTAACAACTGTGGAGAAATTATTCCTTCAAAGTGTGTTAAGTATACTGGGACTCCTACTACAGATGGTCCTATTGATAAAGAGTTTACTTGTACTCCTTATCTGAATGACGTTATTCATTTATTTGATGACAACTTTAAAGACATTATTGAAAAAATTGGTATTAGCAAAACCGCACTTGACGGTGCTAACGCATCTTGTGGTCTTGGTCTGGTTAATACTAGTGCTCTTACAACATATACGGTTAACGATACTCGCTACGTTCAAAGTGAAGTAGTAGTGCAGTTATTAAATGTGGTTTGTGCATTGCAAAAACAAGTTAACTACTTGAAAAACGAGAATGCTACTACAGATAGTGGAAACGTTTTTTGGATGGATTTGCCTTTAGATCAAGACTTTAAAACTTGGTTAAGTATAAATGGTCAATGTATTTTGACTGAACCTTGTGTACCTGCTGGTGGTATTACTACTTTACGTGGTTTACTTCAAGCTATGATAACTAAACTTTGTAACTGTTGCCCAAATCCATAATCTAAAATATAATGAGTACTTGTCTTGACTGCTACGGAACCAACAACATAGAACCATGTGCTGAAATTGGATGTCTTTCCACAAATTTTGGAAAGTGCGTTACTTACTCAGGCACAGGTTTGTATTGTTCTTTAGGTCCAATTAATACCTTTACCCATTCGGGTACTGCTGTTGCTATAGTTTCTGAAGTTACCGTGGTAGTTGGTGCTACTGGCGGTTCTGGTTCAGGTGCTACTTTTAGTGTAACTAGAGGACCATCTTCTACATCATACACAATCTCTATTGTAAATAAAGGTAGCGGATATGCAGTAGGAGAAACTCTTACCATTGCTGGTACAGCGGTAGGTGGTACGGCTCCTGCTAACAACATTTCAATTGTAGTAACTACACTTGCAGCTATTATTGATAGCACCTATACAATGGATGCGGCTATCAAGAATTTGCATGATCGTATCTGTAACTTAACTCCAACTGGTCTTTTATACAGTGGATTTAACTATGCTTGTCTTCGTCAAGGAGGTAACTTAGAATCAGTAGGTGCGTCTATTACTACTGCACAAGGATTTGCTGAATCTTCTTCTGCTGCATTGTGTGCGTTAAACACACGTTTAAAAGCAGTAGAGACTCCAACCTTTAGTGTACCTAGCTGTGTTGTAGGATTAACTTCTGGTGTATCTACACTAGGTGCAATCTTAACTGAGTATGGTAACAAACTTTGTGCTATTGCAGGAGGAACAGGAGGTATTACTATTACTGGAGTATCAGTTCCAGGTAGTTGTACAATGACTACTATCCCCTCATCAACTGCTCCTATTGGTACTTGGTTTGATTGGGTAGTAGACAACATGTGCTCAATCACTACAGGATTGAATGCAGCAATTACTTCAACTAACTCAACCGTAAGTACTATAACTACTTTCTTGGGTAGTACCACGAAATTTAATAACAGTGCAAACTGTTTGACTGCCTTGGGAGGTACAGCAACTGATTCTGCTCATGCTACTATTGGCTATCTTACCACTAAGGTATGTGCAGTAGATACAACCGTTAACGCTATTCCTTCTTATATTAAGACTGATAGTGTTGCTCTTAACTGGGTAGGTTGTTTTGGTTCTGCACCATATAGTTACGCTAACACTGCAACTACAATTCAAACTCAATTACAGAGAATTGTAGCCGTATTGAATGCTGAGAAAACTGCATACTCTGCGGACTTTGTAGTAACTACAGCAGGTTGTGGTTCTAAGATTGTGTCTTTGGCCCCTACTGCTGCTTTTTCTTGTAGTTCACTTTCTACTTGTTCCATCGATTCTCTAGGAGATGTAGTTATTACTGCTCCTTCAAATCCCCACGTACTTTACTACAACGGAACTAACTGGGTTAATAAAAATATTAACGCATTGGTTACTATGTCAAGCACCGATGGTACAATAGCAGTTACTACAACTACAACTGCAGGTAACGTAAATTATGATTTAAGTGTTTTAGGACTCACTGCTACTAGAGCAAACCTTACAGCAATAGCAGTTTCAGGAGCAAATAATACATTTAACGGTGCTTTTCCTGCTACTCCTGGAAGTGGATACGCACTGGCAACTAAACAAGGTAGTATCGTAACTTTGTCAGGAAGTATTGAGTTAGTTGTAACTAGCGGACTTACTTTGTCATCTGGATCTTCTGTTCCTCTTGCAACAGTGCCTGCAGGTTACAGACCAGTTGCAGGTTCTATTAGTTTCTATTGTAGAGTGTTTAAGAAAGCGACTGCTCCTTACACAGATCCTGACGGTTCATTTGATGCAAGAATTACAATTGATACTGCTGGTACATTAATTATGATTCCATTCCCCGTATACCCTGCAGCAAGTTTGATTCTTTCTACAGTTGGAAGTAAAGTAGAAGTATTGTTAGGAGCATATACCTACAGCGTTCTACCATAAGACCTTGACAGTTTACTAGGGTTGGTTGTCTGTCAAAACCCCGAATAGAGCCTAGGCAACTAGGCTCTTTTGGTTTAATTAAAAGTAATTGACATTAGTAACAGTTTAAATTATATTTGTACAAAAACTAACTTCAAGTAAATTATGACAATATCAGATGTAATATCCAGAGTTAGGATTTCTAATAAGTTCATTAGCGATGATGATTTCATGTCTGATAGATTTATTTACAATACCTTAAAAACTAAGGCAAGTGCAATTCTTAGAAGAGAAATTAATCTTCGTAAGTTATTAAATTCAGACAATGTATACAGTGCGTATGAATGCATTGACTTAATACTAGCTCCAGGTGCTGAGTGTGATTTGAATTGTGACATTCGTCGTAGTAAGAAAAAACTGCCTAAAATAGAAGAAGGGCTATATTCTTACTTTATTCAAGGGGTATTCAATACATCTAACTCAGAAGAACTCTTCCCTACTACTATCAGGGATTTTATTAACCACACTAGACTTAGAGTTAAGACTAACCGTTCTTATTACACAATAAGAAACGGCTACTTGTATGTGTTGAATCCAGATGTAGAGGCAGTCAATATGTACGCTTACTTTACAGAACCTTTAAATCCTAAACCTTGTTCAAGTATGTATGAGCAAGATTTTAAATTTCCTGAGTACTTGTTGGATAGTTTATTAGAAATGACTAATCAAAGTTTAGTTAACTTCCATAAACTTCCTCAAGAACCATTTAGTGATAATAAGGATGACGCAATCTAAGGAAAAACTCTCTTTGAAGTCGGATGTCAATCCTTCTTCAATACAGGCTTATAAGAAGTTTGTAAAGGAGACAGGTCGCTCTGACATTTCCTATGACAAGTTCCGAAACATTATTCTAAAGGTAAATGAGAAAGTTCTTGAAAAAGTAATGACAGGTAGATACAAGATTAGATTTCCTAAGATTGGACTACTGTCGCTTATCAAGGTAACTCCTACTAAATTATTGAAGAAGATAGACTGGGGACGTTATCACAAGGATGGAGTGTACACAACATTTAAAAACTACCATACAGATGGTATGATGTATAGAATTTTCTTTTACTTATACGAAAGAAAGTATCCTTACTTTGGTTTTTATAATTTTAGGTTAAGCAAACCTAACCAAGTAATGTTAGGTCAAAAAATTAAAAACAATGAAATACGATAACATTAACTATATAACCTCTGAGCCTTTGATTGCTGAAGTTAAGCAAGAGTTAAAGACTTACTTTGAAGCTGGTGCTGTAAGTGAGGTTTTAATACCTTCGTTTATAGATCAAGCCCTAAGAAAACTTAAGGTACTTGCTCTTAAGCCTGAAGAGGCAGTTATTCGTTTTGAGGATTATAAGTCAGAGTTGCCTTATGATTTTTATTTATTAGATTATGCTATTTCGTATTCATCAGATGTTTACTGGGACAATGCAGTGAACTCTCTAACAGGTTCTTGGTATAAAAGTATACAAGCTGACGGTTGTGTTACTGATGCTACTAGCATAGAAATGTACGAAGCAATTACAGTACCCATGCCTGGTTTTAGAATCTCTCTTAAACAACCTAGATGGGTTAGAGTTTATGCTGACTCTACTTCTTTGTGTGTGGATGGATGTCCTAACTTAAAAGCATCTAGTACTGATATCATTAAAATTAATCAACATAAGAAAGCAAGTGCCACCTTTCAAGAGGGTTGTGTATATCTTAAATACTTTTCAAGACCTGTAGATGACTACGGTATTCCAATGATTCCAGAAATTTTGGAAGTAGAAGAGTATATTAAAGCTTACTTAAAGTATAAATTCTTTGAACAAATGTGGCATTCAGTAATGGATGAGTCCACAAAACAAGTAACTGATAAATTAACCTACTACAAAAGAGAGCAGTTAGAGAAACTTCAAGCTGCATTTAACTATCTGATGACTAAATCTAAGCAACAGATAGCAGACTCAATTGTACGTACTCGTAATCGTTTTAGTAAATTCCACATTAAATAATGGAAATTAAAGGTAATCAAAATACCAAAGGTCTTAACCTAGACTCTTTAAACTGGCAAGTAGAAGGTAGCCAGTTGACATGGGCATTGAACGCAAATATCATGTCCCATGATGGTAATACATTTACCTATACAAACGAGATGTCCAACCAAGTTTGTGTGGACTTTAGCTCGTTTAAGAACGGATACAAAATTAACGGCCTACTAAATATAATAGAACAGAATAAAGTAGTTGTGTTCTTAGTAGGTCCAGATGGAAAAGGAGAGATAGGAGTAATTACAAACAATGGATTAGACTGTGTTGAGTTAGATTCAATAGAAACTGACTGTGGTTGTGTAGGTGGTAAAGTAATTAAAGATACGGTAGTAAAAGCATCTACTACAATTACATCAAACTCAACTACTTGTTTCTATGGTATTATTAACGAGACTATAGATGATGGTTCTGGTAACTACGTAAATAACTATGCATTCCATTATGTAGATTGTAATGGAAATAGAGTAAGTGGTAATACAAGTAGCCTCGTATTTAAAACAATACAAGAGTGGTATACTGATTTAGGATACACGACTATTGATCCTAGCGTAGGATCTAGTTATTTGAATAGAGTAGTGTCAGTAGTGTGTTTTGATTCTGTTGCAACAAATGATTATTCAAGTGAGTTAGGAACTTATAGCAATGTTAGCTACATGCAACATCCACAGCCAAACTTGTATGATACATTTCCTTGTGAAGCTACAGTTGTAGAAAAGACTTGTTGTGATTATGAGTCTGTATTAATTGACGAGTGTTGTCAAGATTGCTGTCAGGATTGTTACACCGTTACTTTGCAAACAGTAAATCCATCAGTACCTTCTGGAGGATCTACAGGTCAAGTAGTAATTGAGTACACAGATTGCAATGGTATAGTTAGAGGTATTGAAAGTCCTAATAATACATTTGAAGGATACGGTTCATTTAACATGATCAAAGACTCTTGGAGAGTAATCCAAAGAGGAAAACCTGGTGTTGATGTAGTAGTTGCAGTAGAACAAGTTTACTCTACAGGAAACTGCAATCCCTGTTTGAATCCTTCTCCTGAGAATTGCTGTTTGAACTTTGACATTGACTATCCTATTTATGCGACTTATAGAGTAGATCAATGTGAAACTAGAGTATACTTTGTACAGAAAAATAATCCTCCTCGTTATCTTTCTTTAGAGTTTCCTCTAAATAGAGATTCCTGTGGTGAGTCACAAGATTGTGGAGGCAAGAAACTTGTAACAAAGAAGACTTGTAAAGAGTTAAATATTTTTCCTGATACCTGCCATCCTAAAGTAACTCCAACCAATGTTTCTAATGGAGGTCAACTTAAAGCAGGTAACTATCAGTTTGCTATTGCATATACAGACGAAGAAGGTGCTGAGTTGACTGACTATTTTGACTTCAGTCAACCTATTCCAATCTTTGAAAAGAAACTTACTAATCTTACTGACTATCAAACCAACTATTCTATTACAGTTCAGATAGATCATAAGGTTAATATCTTTGACTACTTTAACCTAGTAGTAGCGGAGACAATCCAAGGTACTACTACAAACTATCATTTGATTGGCAACTATCGAGTACAAAAACAGTACTTGATGGATTCTATTGTTTACACAGGAGAATACAAATCTACCTTTAGTTCTATTTCTCCTTTGATTAGAACCCCGCACTATAAAAATGCAGGTATCATTGAGAATCAGAATGATATCTTGATGATTGCAGATTTGGAAAGAGAGTATCAATACAACTTCCAGCCTTTTGCAAACAAACTTAAATTGCAGTGGGAAACAGTAAAGATGCCTCACGGAGATAAGTGGGACTACTCTAATCCTGAGATAGTACACATGTTCCGTACTTATCAGAGGGATGAAGTGTATGCTTTCGGTATTAAGTTTAAACTAAAGACAGGTAAGTATACTGAAGTATTCCATATTCCTGGCAGAGCAAAGAACGCTGCACTTGGAGATACCACTTCGGTTCCTACTTCTAGTACCGATTACTTTATAGAAGAAGGAGACTGTTCTGATGTAGCAGCACCTAAAGAAAAGTGGGAAGTATACAACACGGCAGGACAGGGTAATATATTTGTATCAAACAATCCTACAGAGCTAGAGAAACAATTCTCTTGTGCAATCTTTAACGATAAGCGTGGTGAGTTTGCTTACTGGGAATCAAAAGAACTCTATCCATGTAATGAAGAGATTTGGGATACAGATGCTTATGGTAATCCTTTGGCAGGACAACCTATTCGTTTTCACAAGTTTCCTGATTCTTTAGTATCTCACATTCATGATGGTTTATTTAGTACGGGCAATGTTTTTCCTGCTTTTGATAACCAATCTAATATCTATCCTATAGGAGTAAGAGTAGACGCAGATGCATTCAACAATCTACTCAACACTTTAACTATTGCTAATCCTGGAGATCCTGCTAACCCTTTCTATGCCAAAGACCTTATCTGCGGATTTGAGTTAGTGTTTGCTTCTCGTGTAGGACATAAGTCAGTTGTAGCAAAAGGACTTCTTTATGACGTAGGACACTATACCACAGATGATGGTAGTAAAGAATATTACTATCCTAACTATCCTTTCAATGATATTAACTGGAGAGGAAGCAGTTCTGTAACAGATCCTTACTTAAGAACCTCTGCAGATTGGTACAAACGTCAAGATAGAAGACGTGCTTTTAGTGGAGACCTAGGAGAGTTTGCACACAATGGTTTTGCAGATAACAACATCATTAACTACAAGCATAATAGATTTACATTCCATTCTCCTGATACACACTTCTCATATCCTAAGATTGGTTCAGAACTTAAATTAGAGACACTTGAGATTGGTTCTGTATTGGGACATTTTGTAGAAGTAGAGGAGCATAGCAAGATTAAGTTGTACACGGATAAAGTACAAACTGTATCTAATCTGCTGTCTATGATACTCAATATCAAAGACTATCGTATTATGACTGAGAACTACTTTCCAGATAAGGAAATGTTTGCTCAGTTGATAGAAAGATTTACTCCTAAAGTAAACCTTGCTTGGCAGTATAATGGTGTTGCTAAATACAATGGGTACTTAACTATTCCAAACTCAGGACACAAACGTAGGTCTGTTAAGTTCGGTAATTACGCTCCTAGTGAAATTCTAAACTTCGGACAAGGAGAAAAACCATTCCACAACAGATACAGAGAGTCTAGTGTGTATCTTTCACTGAATAGTTCTTTCGATCATCATCACCCTACTCTTTTAGACAACTCTAGATACCTAGCATCTGAACACAACAAGTCTAATCCAACTGATATAGATGATAGCAGAACTACTAGAGCATACTATGGTTCAGTAAAAGTTTATCGTCCTAACCAATATGGACCGTTGACTAATCTTCGTTACCTATCTACAGGATATTCTGTTGATATTGAAATAAATCCGAATAATGGTTTAGGTCAAGTAGTACAAACTTACTACCCTGCATTTGGCGGTGATACGTTTATCAATGCATTTGCCCTTAAACGTAAGCATGCTTTCTTCCGCCAGAATCTTGCAGGCAAACCAGATGATATTCCATTTAACTATTATCTATTCCCTAACTTAGGATATCCTAGTCACTTCTATGGATTCAATGCTGCAGCTCAAGACGTAGAAGCAGTATTGCAAAGTAGACTTGATCTTATGGTTGCTGCTATAGCAATTGTTGCAGCTGGAGCTCTTCTTAATTCTGCATTTGGTGATGGTATTGCATTTGGAGAAACAACTACTGCTTTAGCTACAACTGCAGGAAAGATTCTAGTACTTGACATAGTCAACGATTTGTTAGCGTCTACTAAACCTTACATATTCCTAGATAAGGATGAGACGTTTGACAATACTTGGTTAGGAGTAGGTGTAGGCGGAACATACTTCTACTACAAGGGAATGGTGTATCTGTTCTCCTATGGACTTCCTATCTTCTTTGTAGAGTCTGATGTAAACGTAGATTTCCGTCATGGTAGAAATGACCGTGAAGAAAATTTCTACGGAGCAAAAGAATTAGGAGAAATTCCTGATGCGTGGTTACAAGAAGTAAACGTACCAATTAAGTACGATAACTTCTACCACTACAATCCTACCTATTCTGCTCAGAACGTAATCAATCCAAACTTTGTATATAACGAAGATTGGCCAGAGTTGTATTGCGAAACTGATCTCTACAATAGAGTAGTATACTCTGATGCTGCAGGTAAGTATGGTAAAGGAGATCCTTGGTTAAACTTTAGAAGAGGTAACTTCTACGACTTTCCTAAAACACATGGTAGGTTAATTGCTTTGAATGGTGTAGAGAATAGCAAAGTGTATGCTCGTTTTGAGAATAACACTAAGGTATACAACGCTATCATTACACTCGACAGCACTAATCCTATTGCAATGGAGATTGGTGACGCCAGTATGTTTAAAAGCAAGCCTTTGGAAATGTCTACTGCAGACATTGGATACTTAGGAAGCCAACACAAAGCATTTATTAAGACAACTCATGGTGGGTTCTGGGTAGACGCACGTAGAGGTCATGTGTATCAAGTAACTAGTGGAGGTATAGATGAGATCTCTTTGAGAGGTTCTATGCAATGGTTCAAGGAGAATTTACCATTTAAGATTCTTAAGGACTTTCCTAACTTTCCTGTAGACAATAACTTTAAAGGTATTGGTATTGCATTAGGATGGGATGAGCGTTTCCACCGTGTGTTCCTAACTAAACTTGACTTTAGAGTTAAGGAACAATACAGAGGTTTTGTTACTTACGAGAACAAGAAGTTCTACTACAATGATACTGAGATTGCATTTGCAGATTTGACTTATTTCGAGAATCATTCATTTACAATCTCTTATAGCGTTCTTCTTAAAGCATGGATTTCATTCCACTCTTTCTTGCCAAACGCTTACATATCTTTTATAGACCATTTCCAAACAACAACACAGACTGGAACGTGGAACCACAACTTGTCTCCACTTACTTACCAAACTTATTACAATCGTTTCTATTCTTACATTATTGAATATACTGTAAATAATCTACCTAACACACACGTAGTTAATTCAATTACTTACAATCAAGATATCCATAAGTACTATAATAGAAACGACTATTACTCTTTGGGTTCTTACAACGATAAGAATACTCCAAACTTTACTAAGGCTATTGTTTATAACAAAGAGCAAACATCAGGATTGGTTAATCTAATACCTCAACTTCCTAATGACGCTCGCCAACGTTTGTTGTATCCTAGAGTAACTAGATTTGGTATGGAAGTATTAGTAGGCAAGAGAGACAATAAGAATACCTTTAACGGATTCTGGGACTCTACTAATAACAAAGAAAACTTCCAAACACTATTTAGTACTAAGTGGGACGATTTAAGTGCTGACTATCCAATCGATAAAGTAGTGAATCCAAAAGCAATTATCACAACTACTAGATTGGGGGGAAAGCAAAAGATTCGTGCACCATTCTGTAAGGTTCGTCTTATTCAAGATAAATTTAACAGATACAAATTCATCAATAACCTACAACTAACACAAACCACTAACTCAGCAATATGACACCAGAAGTAATTAGCTCTATGAGACCTGAAGTGTACTTAGGGCAATTTTTCCAATCGAGAGATATCATACATCTTGCACATCTCCAAACAACTTCATACTCAGAACATAAAGCTTTAAACAAATACTATGACGGCTTACTTGATCTTCTAGATAGTATGATTGAATCTTACTTTGGCTGTATCGGAAAAAGAGTCAATATTAAGATTCCTGCATCTGATTACATAAATGCAGAAACACATCTAAAACAGTTTAAAGAATATGTCAAGAAACATCGCGGAGTTCTAGGTATGGACAGGACAGATGTACAGAATATTTTAGATGAAATAATCGCTTTGATTAATAAGACATTATATTTGCTTAGCTTAACTTAATTATTAGTATGAATAACTCTAGTTTAAAAGATATGTACTATGCCAAGAAAGGCATGGAGATGAAAAAAGGGGGTAAGTGGATTCAAAAAGCTATTCAAAAGCCAGGATCATTTACAGCACAAGCGAAGCGTGCAGGTATGTCTACTAGTGCATTCAGAGAAAAAGTATTAGCTAACAAAGGAAAGTTTTCATCAACTACAGTAAAAAGAGCTAACCTAGCTAAAACTTTATCTAAAATGAAAAAGTAATGAAGTCTTCTCTATTTGAACACTACAAAAAGAAGTATTCGTCTGGTGGTAAACTACCAGTACGTAAGACTGGTATGTGGTATCAAGACGGGGACGTTGTAGTTCCCTCGAACGATATTACTATGAAAGGTCCAAATGGAGAGAAAGATTACTTTGATTCCCCAATTTTAGGTATTGGACTTTTGTCTGGAGACACACAAGTAATGGAACCAGGTAAGGACTACTTGTTTCCTAAAGACAATGCAGTACTAGAAAAGAAAATGCAGATGGGTGCAAATGTTGCTTCTAAGGATATGACTCCTGAGCAACAAGCAAGATTCAATGCATATATGAAAGGTACCGCACCAAAAAATATCTCTACTCCTGAGTGGTTAGATCTCTCCTCTGGCGCTACTAATTATGCCCGTAGACTTAATAACATGAGTCAAGAAGATATGATGGGTATGCCTGGAGATATATCAGGCAGAGTAAGTGATGCATTTAAGAGTGGCATAGATTACTCTGTTAATGTTCCAACAAGTGCAGGTCAACTTAGTACAGAAGGTTCTTACAACCCATTTGGTGAGAATACAGTACAAGACATGTACAGTGGATTAACCTACACAAAGAATTTGTCAAAAGGTTCTATTAGACTTAGTCCTGAAGAACAACAGTTGATGTATAGAACCAAAGGAGGAAACATAAGTTACAAGAAAAAGATGTCTGACGAAGAACAGATATCTGAATTAGCTTTTAACTTAAATGTTTTACCAGAGGCCCTTAGTATCTATGGGGGAGGTAAGACATCTAATGGTCTTGTGTCTGCCACAGGTTCGGATCCTAAGTTTCAACTAAACGATAACTATAACTTTAGAGCAGGGGTTAGAGGTGACGCAGGTCCATTGTCTTATGACATAAGTGGTAACTATAATCCTGAAACAGGTTATGGTTATAGTGGAGATGCACAACTCTCTCTACTTAAAGATAGATTACAGTTATCAGGTAGTGTAGAAGGAAGTCAAGAATCAGGTCTTGAATCTATGTCTGCAGAGGCAAGAGCTAGACTATTAAAGAATCTAAATGTCCAAGCTGGTTATAGACAAAGCGGAAACAATTCAGGTTCTTATAACATTGGTTTAAGTTATAACAAGTCTTTTCAAGAGGGAGGTGAAGTTGAAGACGAAGAAGACGAACGTGAGGATGACAAGGAAATGGTAGAAGGTATCGCAGATATCTTGAGAAGAGTTAAAGATAAAAAGAACAGAAAACAGATTGCCAAGAAAATGGTAGAAGACTTTGACGAAGAAGAAGTTGAATACAATCTTGACAATTTTATGAAGGCTGCTAAACTCATGCAAATGGGTGGCATGTCTATACCAGGAGTAAATGGTGTTATTGTAGCTAACAGTAGCCCAACAAGTTTAAAAAGTACCTACAAGAATAAGAAAAAATGAAAAAGCAAATGATAAAACGGGCTGACGGTTCCTACTCTCAACGAGGATTGTGGGATAACATTAGAGCGAATAGAGGTAGTGGTAAGAAACCCACTGCAGAAATGCTTAAGCAAGAACGTAAGATTAAATCTAAAATGGAAGATGGCGGTGTCAACAACCCAGGTTTCAAAGCATTGTCAGGATATGTTCAAGCTAAAATCAAAGCCAACATGCAGGAAGGTGGAATGACAGGTTCTGCTGTTGTAGATATCATGGGTAATCAAATGCAAAAACCTATGATGCAGATGGGAGCAGTAATGCCTCAAACATCAGCAGGACAATCAGTACTTCAAGAAGCTATGATGAACAAAATGCAGTCTGGTGGTAAGATGCCAACCGACATTGCACGTGCTCGTTTTATGGCTGCTGCTAAAGGTAATGTAAGTCAAGCTAAAGAAACTGCATCTAGGTATGGATACAAAATGCAGAACGGTGCTATGAACTTAATGGGAGTTCCTAACATGAATGCAGGTACAGCAGGATTTGATTTCTCTAAAGCCTCAGCATATGCTATGGCACCCAAAGAGGAGGTTCCTACTGATATAGAAAGAATGGAAGCCGTAGACATCAGAAGAAAACGTTCTTTCTTTGATAAAGTAAAAGGCAACATAAGAAAAGCAGGAAGAGCAGTAGGTATAGGTAGTCCAGCTCCTAAGACAGATTCTCAGCAAGTAATGGATGAAGTGATCGGTCAAGTTAGAGCAGACGAACAAGCACGTATAAAATCTAATGCACCTACTAGTGCCGAGAAAAGTAGAACTGCATTTAATAAAATTAAGTCAGGTGATGTATCAATGCAAAACATTGGTGACTACATGGAAGGTTTTGGTACTTACTTAAATGCAAGTAGCGATAGAAATGTAGTAACCGACTTGTTTGATATCACAGCAAAAGGTGCTGCTGCAGTTGGTGCTGGCAGTGCAGCAAGTAATATTCTACAAACTAAACAAGCTGCACAAGCAGCAATGCAATCTCCTGTTGGAGCAGCCGTAGATTTGGTAAATCCACTTAGTATTGGAGCTAACTTGTTATCAGGCACAACCGATGCAATAGGAGAATTGTCTGCAGGTAACTATGAAGAAGCTACTGGCGTTGCTGCTAAAACAGCAGCACTTGCCGCTTTAAAAGGTAGAGCAGGAAATGTATCTAAAAATGCCCTAGGCAGAACAGCTAGTGCTATAGGTAGAACTAAAGTAGGAAGTGCTGCAAGTAACGCTATTGGTTCTGCTACTAGACATGGAGTAGGACATCAACTTGAGCATGCAGGACAGCATATGCTTCTTTCCCCTCTCCTAGCACATAAGAATGGAGGCAGTATCAAAGGTAAGTATTCTAAAAAATATATGGCATTGGGAGCAAAAGCTATAGATACCTATGCAGCAGATGGTAACGATCCTAGATTTGAACAGTATTACAATCAGCAGATTCAAAAACTAAATCAATCAGGAGTAACTAAAGCTGACTTGCCGACTAGAAACGCTGTATACGATTACTACAAGTCTTCTAACCCTAACTCATATGCAGACCAAACAGGTCGTATGATGTTTGACTCTCCTTCTGCTAAACCTATGTTAAAGTCTAACACTTTTACAGAGGCAGTAGATCCTAATACAGGACAAGTAGCAATGCAACCCACTAACTTAAAGAAGGAGATATTCAATCAAGAGGTTAAGAAGTTTGAAAGTGGAGGCACTATCAAAGATATGTACTACATGAAGAAGGGTGGACAGTTCCCAGACCGTTATAAGAAGATGGGATTCAAAGGAGTGGATCAACCAAAGAGAACTACTAGTGGTGGAAAAAGTCATGCAGTAGTTACTAAGGTTGGTGGAAACTATAAGTTGATTCGCTTTGGTCAAGCAGGGGTATCAGGTTCTCCTGAAGGTTCTGCAAGAAACAAAGCATTCAAAGCACGTCACGCAAAGAATATAGCTAAAGGAAAATCTTCAGCTGCATACTGGGCTAATAAAGTAAAGTGGTAATATGGCAACT